AGCGTCTATACCTATTGTAAAAGAATTTATTCGTAATCGCAAATTATTGATTTACGGCGGAACCGCTATTGATTATGCGTTAAGATTAAAAGGCGATTGTATATACCCGGATGAAATGTTAGATATTCCGGATTTAGATTTTTATTCACCGCAACATGTAGAAGACGCATATGATTTAACGGACATTCTTTATCAACTAGGTAATAAAAATGCATACGCTTGGCGTGCTTTTTATATATTGGCGATGCGTGTTGGGTTCATGGACAATAACCCCGTTGCAGACCTTGGATTTGTACCTAAAGAAATATTTGACCATATCCCATATATTGAATATGAAGGAATGCGTGTTATGCATCCGCATTATCAAATGATTGATACACATAGCAGTTTAAGTTTTCCATTTGATGGAGCGGAAAGTAATTACGGGGAGAGTTTATTTAATAGATGGAAAAAAGACATAGTGCGCTATAATAAACTATATCATCACTATCCATTATCTACACCTAAGCAAACCGATATACTTGCATCATCTATAGTTGCGATAGATGCCAAATTTGGCAATAATATATTTATGGGGTTTGCCGCATACGCATTATTGTATAATTGCGCGGAATTATTATCAGAAACATCGGGAGTGGAATTGCCAAAAAACATTATACCTGCGGAATTTAAAATCCATGATGACCATATACATTTCACAACAGTCGGTTCTGAAATACATTTTATACATCATACAATAGAAGATTTTGCTAAGGAATATTTAAAAGATTCCAACATCACGTACTATAAACCTTATAAAGATATTATACCATATCATTTAAAAGGAAAAATCGCAGATGATATTACTAACAATGATATTATTGTAAATGCGCATAGTACGGAAAATCGTTTAGTCGGCGTTGCAAGCGTTAAAATCGCATCTAAAAAATTACGTATGGTGTCCGCGCAGCACGTTCTTATGTTTATGCTTATAAGATACCATAAGTTAGATGGTAAGCAATCATCTACCGCTAATGCGTATTATTTATCTGTATTAAATATGATTAAATTTGCAGAAGGGGCGATTTCTGAATTAAGTAAAAAAGCAGGAAATAAATCAGAGGAAGTTAAACGTGATCTTGTATTAAATTCACCTTTCTTTCCATCACTTAAATCATATGGGAAAGATAATGTAAGTGAGGCTGGGCAATATATGAAGCTCATTACTTTAGAAAAAATAGATGGAACACACCCCCCAGCCGCTCCCACCCGTTATGAACCGGAGAAACACAAAGTACGTCCAAAATTTGATTACTCTAAGTCTATATATTTTAACCGCGTTGGTCAAGAAATTAATAAATGATTAAAGTATTATGTTGATTGTTTTATTAGATAGAAATAAAAATGATGTTTTATATAATTGTGATAGGTGTAGTGGGTGTAGTGGGTGTAGTGGGTGTGTAGGTGTAGTGGGAGTAATCACTGTATTAATCAATACACCACCCAATAAAACAAAAAATGGACAATTCTAAAGCAGAAATCGCGCAATTAAATGAATACGATAGTAAAAATAAGGGTAAAAAGTTAGACCTGAATGGCGTAAAATGTTATGCAAAATGCGTGGGGTGTTATGATGGTGATACAGTAACTCTAGTATTTCCATTTGCCGATGATCATTATTATTCTAGTTGCCGTTGTATGGGGTATAATACGGCGGAAATACGCACAAAAGACCCCGATGAAAAAAAAAGAGGTATAGAAGCGCGTGATATGTTGCGGGAGTTAATCCTTGATAAAATTGTGTTTGTTGAATTTGGCCCAAACGGTAAATACGGTAGGCCATTAGCAACAATATACACACTTAAAAATACAAAACCTATGTTTCGCAAATCTAAATTTATAATTGACCGTTGTATTAAAGATATTTTAATAGAAGCAGGGATGGCTCAGGAGTATTATGGTAAAGGAGAAAAAAGATATTAATTAATACCCCCATTCATAATTATAGTTTAATCATTTTTTTTGTTTAGAAAAATATAGATAATACTTTATAAACTGATACTGTGAAGCGCCAATTTATATAAAATGGGAAATTGGCAATCCGTAGAACAACCGCAGTGTATCTGTGTTGCGGAATTCTGTAAACATGAATCCGTATGCAAAAACGTGGCAGGATATGATCCGGACACTGAAGAGATAACGTTATGCGGGCCTTGCATACAAAATCAGGTTGATAAAACAAGTGAGACATTATCGCGGGTGATGGGAACGCGGGGCCCGGACTGGAAACAAACACGGTGCCCATGCATTAATATGCACGGCAAATGCGAACACGAACAGCGTTGTTGGGTATTAACTAACATTAACATTCATAATAATCCGGCACTTTGCGAAAATTGCTCAAATGCAATTCAGGGAGTTATGAAAGCCGCGGAAAACGCACAATGCGATTATGAATGTATGGATGGTGATGATAATGATGTTGCGGAAGGGGATAGTTTTGATGATTAATCATACGCCATTCCCGCCCACATATGATGTAAATATTATATTGTAAATATTATATTGTAAATATTGTAATGTAAATATTATGATGTAAATACCATAAATACCCCAACAGCACACAAAAAAATATAATACGGCACCCACACGTTTATTTTTTAAATAATTTTCACACTACATTTTTTACAATTATTAATACAACGAATACAATCTATCAATTCAATATTATTTTTAGAATAGTGAGTAATTAATTGATAACACGTTAATGTGGTAGGATATTGTTTATACCTATTATAAATATAAACATACGAATTTTCACAATTCTCACAAACTTGTGATTTAAGATATTTTAACACAACATCCCTAATTAATTCTTTATTTCCCCAGTATGTGGAAATTATATGTATGAAATTATGATAATTAGACGGTGAAAGGTCATTAAAATGTTTTGCTAATTCTATTATACATAACTGTTGAAGATTAAGGGCACGTAGGCCAATGGTAGACATTATGATGATGTAAATCGCGAATAAACAAAAAATCCCTCATATGCAATTATATATTCATGTTATAATTATCTTTAATAAAATACACAACTGATAAAAAAGTTAATTATATGTTTTTGTTAATAATATGAATGCGAGTTTAACTAATAACACAACGCATTACCTCACCCATACAATCAACCTTCTTTTTTATTTTAAGCGAGTCTTCATTTTGTTGATAATTATAAACATGCAATTGGTATTCTTCGCCATTATCTGTTGGTACTAAACACCATTCTGCCCAATAATTGTCAATTGCGGATGATTTAAAACAAATAGAATTTTTAGTCCATCCCGCAGTATTGCGCGATAAGAATGTCCACCCGTTTATTGAAACTAACTGGTTGCATGAAAGCGTGGATGCTTTAGAATAAACCGGTTCTACCATGATTTTAATAGAATACCTTTAAAATCACAACTTTTAACAATGGTTATATATGATAGTTTTATTTTTTAATACACCAAAACAAAAACATATATTAGATTTAGTTTTTCATATTAACTGCATCCTGTACGAACTTTAGTAGTTCGGCTTCGGTATAACCACCGCTATATGTAATTTTTTGTCCATCAACATGAGCAATCACTGTAGGGTAACTACTTACACTGGGTGTGCGATTTTTGTCTTCATCATTTTCAATAAAAAAGGCCTGTTCGTTCATTTGAGACTTGACGCTATCCCATAATGGGCGCATTTTCTTACAATAACCACACCATTCAGTGTAATGATAATATATAGTGGGTTTATCTTTTACACTAACCGAGGGGTTCTCTTTCTCTTTTATCTCCTCTCGTAAGTTATTTAAATTATTGGCATATTGGCACCACATCGACGACATAGCACCGCAACCGCAGGGGCAACCCGTAAGAATAAACATTTTGAATATGATTATAATAACCACTACCAATAAAACAATTTCTAAACTTCCGAGTTGAATAACGCCGGGTTTTGAGGCCGCCTCCGGCACCGGTGGTGTACCCGGCTTTCCTTCCGGCTGTACCGGCCCGCCCATTATTATATTTTTTTGTTAATAAAACAGTAAAGTATTAACTACTATTTATATAAATAACAGATATAATATATAAACAGCATTAATTATTAAGTCATGCCCGCACCAACATTATTATTAAAAGGCAGTTTAGTTGCCACAAAATATCAGGATCAGAGTAAATTAAATGATTATGTGCCAATTGATTATATTTTAGAATGGATATCTAAAAGGTGGAAAAAAGAACCCGCGGGGTTAGAAGATAGACTATTGGCCATTAATAGTAAAACTGGCAGTGGTAAATCTACGGCATTACCGGCATCCATTGTTATGAAGTTTTTAGCTGAAGAAGGTGTGTTAGTGTGCACACAGCCACGTAGATTAACAGCTATAGAAAATCCTAAAGGAATAGCACGTGAGCCCGCATATGCCGGTTGGTTTGTATTGGGAGAAAACATTGGATGGAGCACGGGAATTAGTAAACAATTGCCCAATAACGGACTAATAAGTATGACAGTGGATATACTTACAATGTGGCTGCGTACCATGTCAGATGAAGAAATTTTGCAAAAGGCGCAGTTTATCTTAATAGATGAAGCTCACGAACGTAGTAAAACGCTAGATATAACGCTTTATATGTTAAAGTCATTTCTAAACCGCAATGCGACTGATACTCGCTGTCCGTTTGTATTTTTATTAAGTGCAACATTTGACCCCGTTAAATACACAAATTACTTTGGGTTAGATGAGCATAATGTTATGAATGTGGAAGGCAAGGCATATCCTAAAGAAGAAAATTGGGCACCCACAATATCCACCGATTATGTTAAAGACGCCATTGCTAAAGCTGTGGAATTACATAAATCTAATTTAGATGACATTCCTGAAGAAGCCGACATTCTTATATTTATGCCCGGTGGAAAGGAAATATCGGATGTTGAAAAAACACTGCGGAAAATAAATGAACAACTGTACCAAGATGGTCAGCCAATATTTATGGTTCTTATATTAGAATCCGATGAAATTAAACGGCAATCATATAATTACCGTCAGGTAATGGTGCCTCACGAAGATTTAATTGTTATAATGGATGATAAAAAAATTAAACCTAAGCGTCGTATTGTCATTTCTACTGTTGTTGCAGAAACAGGCCTAACAATTGATACATTAAAATATGTTATTGATTGCGGGTGGTATCGTTCTATAGAATTTAATCCCGCAATCGGTATCGGCGGTTTAATTACAAAGCCGGCAGAACAATCGCGTATTACACAACGTAAGGGTCGTGTCGGTCGCAAATTCCCGGGTAAATTTTATGCATTATACACAGAAGAAATATATTCCAATTTGTTGCATTCGCAATATCCGGAAATTCTAACAACCGACATCTCAGATATCTTTTTAGATTTAATCAGAATTCAGATAGAACTTAAAGAACGCGATGGTAAACGCCCGGATTTTAGAGTTGAAGATGTCGATACATTGGACCTACCGCCTGTTGATTCGCTTTTGTATTGTATAGAAAAGGCATATGTGTTAGGATTTATTTCACCGTCAGTTAATTTATCTGAAGATGATAAGTCGGAAGACTCCCACGCGTATACTTTAACCAAACTCGGGATGGCCGCATCTAAAATAAATATACCAATGGAGGCTAGAAGAACAATATTAGCGGGATTTGCATGGGACATATCTACTATAGACCTTATCACAATGATGGCTTTTGTTTTCAATGAGTTTCCCGCATACAAAGCAGGCGTTGAAGATATTGAATGGTTAGAAATATTATATGACGGTGCACCCCGCCATATAACAACAACCAAGCATGATACTCTCCTTAAAATACGTATCCTTATCGCAGACGATTTTATACAAGGATTATTTGTATATCAGGCAGTTTCTAAAGTTCTCTTACATTCGGGACTTAAAGATATGTATGTGGGGCTACAATCGTATTGCAATAGCGTTAAACTTAATTTCACAGCAATTATGAACTTTTTAAAAACACGTGAAGCATATATTGAATCATTTATTTCTGCAAACATTGACCCGTTTCATAGTAGATCACTATATGAACGCACACCAGAAGAATTTATGGATACAATAGTGCGCATGAAATATTGCATATATGACGGATTCCGGCTAAATATGGCGGTATATGATGAAAATATATTACAGTATAAATACCGTACTACCCCCATTGAAACACCACCGCTATTATCCGATAATACTTATAATCATGCAAATGAACAGCGTTATGGTATAACACGCACAATGCTACCAAAAAAGATATTATTTTCAAAACTTAATATCGCGTCAGATAAATCTAATAAAAAAGTGGCAATGTATAAAATTAAAACATCATTTATTAGTTCAATGGATGGGTTTATCAATGAAGATGCCCGATTTTTGTAAATTACGCTTGTGCTGTCTGTTGTGATTTATTAGATAACATAATTAATATTTTTTCTTGTTCTAAATCTTTTTGCACTTCTTCTAATTCCGCATTATTGCTAGGTTGTAAATTAGAAGCTTGATTAACTTGACTAAATGCAAAATATCCTATTAATTTTGATTTTTTGATGTATGTTGTCCACCCACTAACTACCTCATTTTTATAAATATTAATTTGCCGGATGTTATTTGTATGGCGGTTTGTTTCACCGATAATATATTTAGCATAATACTTTGTTACGGATTCAGCATCTGGCATTTCAACGTCCGGTATTTCATTAATGTCATTTATTGTAGAAATACCATCGTCAATATTATATACCGTTCCCGAATCTAGTATCCGCAAATGATGTAGTGTATATTCTTTTAACTTTTTCTTAGCGGTATCTAAACTACTCGTCCATGATATTAATTGAATACTTCCATCTATGTAAAAATATATAACATACATGTTTGGTATTTAAACTATATTATATATTTACCGCACTTTAATAAAAAATAAAATTTGATACTTAAACTATATTATATAATATTATATAAGAATACACAAAACACAAAACACAAAACATAAAATGGAATCAATAGTTGAATATTATAAACTCTGCTCTGTTGTACCTAAAACAGAACAATTACTTCCGCTAGTTAATCACGTTGAACGCAATATTATTGATATTATTTTTACTAAAAAACACGTTAGAGGGTTTTTAAATGAGCGAGATGGTGAATATAGGTTGCGAGAAGCGGTGATTGGTGCGAAAGGCGATAATACCGTATGCGGAAAGGCCGTTATAACGGTAATTGAATAATATTACGGTTATAAAAAAAAATGATTTTTTTTTATGTTAAGAAAATACTCTGGTTATTAACATAAATAGAGCAAATATGAGTAATAATCAGACTTCACCCAACACCGGCACCAACACCAACACAGACTCTGAGGAGTTTGGGTATTGGGCTCCAGCCAGCAAATGCCAGGACGAGTTCAGTGGTCATTTCTATCGTAAAGTGCGGAATCACTGGAACCGCCGTTCACACGCGGACGAAGAAAAACAGCGCGCCTTTGATGACCATAAGGGCAGGTGCCATAATTGTGAAGGCTTGTCCAACGGGGACATACACTGCGCCGAACTGTTCGGGTTAAAAATATCCTATGATTGAGTTTTCTGGTTCTTTCTGAACTCAATTGTGTTCCATTGTATTAAAAAAATATTTTTTAATATTAATAGTCGCGGGGTTTTTCTTCCATAAACCCGTCATTGGTCGAACTAATAACTAATTTTATATTTTTACATTCTTTAATTTTTTGTTGGCAACGCGTACATGGCCGAGACATCTTTAAATTACCTTTCATATCAACACGAAATACAAATAAAGTTAGTTTTGCGCGCGATGTAGCCTTTGCTCCTTTATATTTAATAGAATTGCGGTATCGCGCGATAGCATCTGCTTCTGCATGGATGGCCTCAATACTAGAAAGAGTAAGATGATTAGTAAATTTAGTAACTGGAATGTTTGCACCGCCTTTTGCAATAATCATATGATTTGTCCCAATAGACATAATTTTATTACCGTCCATAATTACGGCAATATGCCTCCATATATCAACTGTACCCGCATAAAAAACGCCGTTTGTGTACCGGGGTGGTTGTATTGTATTCGGATTGTTGATATGTGCGCTGTTTAATATACGCCCTATTTGCGATGGCAATAGCGACGGAATACGGCATTCTGTATGCCGTTAGTTGCGTATTCACGTTATTGCAGATATTACTAAAACTATAAGAGTTTGTTTTCTTTTGATTATTATGCGGATTGTATGACAAGTTTGTCATTATTGAGTATACAATGTATCGTTAACGCAAATTTATGTAAATATGTTTATGTTGTTATAAATATAATTTTCATTTTTTAACTTAAAAAAATAGATAAGTGGAGTATGTTAGATGTGAGAACAGTGGATTACAATAACCGCATTGTTTGAATTATGAATGGGGTAGCCGTAATTATCATTATATATAACGACGCGCAGAAAAATCCCATGACTGTTGGGCTGGCAGATTTAGATAGTGGTTGACCGAATATTAAAACACCTAAATATACAAATAAAGTTATTAAAAATAATATACTTAATATCGGTATCACAACATTTAAAATTACCATTAACACCATGGTTATATGAAAATTAAATCTATTAATTAATCAATGTTCTTTATTATATAAAAATATAGATAAAATATGTTATATTATAAAAATTAAATTTGAATATATAACTAAACGTATATTATCGGTATTGTGAATTTATAAACATGAAATTTTGCGATGAATGTGGTAATAAATTGTCCCGCAGTGTTGAAACCGGGGAAGTAATATTTACATGTATATGTACAAAAACATTTAAAGGAACCACCCGTGATGTATTACTGTTAGAAGAACAATTTGAAACACATAAATCTAATCTTAAATTTGACACCTTTATTGAAAATTCGGCATATGATGATACAAATAAACGCATATTGCGCGATTGTAGTAATTGTAAACGCAATTATATGACCCTTATCCGCATTGGTGAACAATCTAAAATTATGTTTACGTGCGTGTGCGGAATACGCGAGACCGCCGATGGTGTAATACACGGAGCTGCGCAATTGGAAGGCGATATTATTAATCCAAATACTCCAAATACTCCAACTAACACAATTGAATATTTGTCGGGTGATGTAGTTGGCGCATCACAGGTATACCGATGTAATATGCAATCTAAATGGTTCAAAGAACTTCAAAGCGGCAATAAAACATCAATAGGAATAGTGGATGAAATAAATCCCAATGATATTTTATTTGTAAAGTCCGATACTGGTGATATTCTTAAATTATTAATCAATAATGTATCAAAATTTAACTCACTTAAGGATTACTTAGAACAAGCGGGTATAGAATCGGTTCTACCCGGAATTACCAATATAGAAGAAGGATTAGAAATATTAGAACGCGATTTTGATTCAGTTAAAATACATAGTGATGACATTTATGGTGCAACATTTACGTCGGTTGCAAATGTAATGAAGATGCATGCTCCATGGTTATCTGAAGTAATATCCGGTAAAAAAACCGTAGATGTGCGGATTGGGGGAGAGCGATTTAATAAATGGGTCGCAGGAGATACCGTAGTATTGTTTAATGACGATGAACATGCTGTTGTGAAAATAGTTGATGTGAGCCATTACAAAACGTTAGCACAATTATTTAAATCCGTAAAAGTTGAAGAATTATTTCCAGGCGTTAAGGCGCAAACTAAAGCAAAGCAAATTTTATCGCAATGGATAACGCCGGCGCAAATCCGTAAACACGGGTTGGTTTCTATTAAATTTAACCTTCAGTAGAGAAGTAAAAAACTATAATTAAAAAAATGAAAAAAAAATAAGCTAGTATATTTACGACACGCTAGACTGTGGTGGTGGAATATTCGAAAGTCTGACAATGGCGCAATTGGTCGCTGCTACTGCTGATACCGATGCTACTGATGGTAATAAGCGTGGTTTCACCGTGGATCTTGTTATCCACTCACCCATAGGCCTCGCCATGCGCCGGGTGGTGAAGATAGAGGTGTCAGAAGATGAGCTTAGGTGTCAAGCAACCGATGTGCTTGGAAAACACATCGAAATGTCGGACAACTGTCGCGTTCCGGTTGTTCGCAGATTCGGGACGCACGAAAAGCACGACCTCCGAAAGTATCTGAAAGAGCCGTTCACCATGAACGACTTTGCACGTCGCTTTGCGTTTCAGATATCCTGGATGCGCGCAAGTGATTGGGAAAACCGTGAAAGGAATTGAAGCGCTTATCCACTTCATTTGTACCCATAATAATCATCTATAAAAAATATTTATTATTTTTTTTGTTTATTATTATATAATAGCAATATTAGTTTATTTTTATTGTATACAATTTACATTAACTATTTAAATTATGGGTGAACCTAGCGCCGACGTGGGATATAAGCCCCAGGTTGCGTATTGGGTTAATCTGTTATCATTTGGATTTACCATGCTTATTTTATTAGTTATTTTACTTATGTTTGTTCTTGGAGCACCGCAAACTTTAAATAACCATGCGTTGTTAACCGCATTCGCGCTTACCGGTGCGGTTTATGGTGTATTTGCAGTTACTTATTATAAAAGTTATCGCTGTCTTGGAAAATGCATTGATGATAAGAATTGCCTGTAAGTCAAAAAATATAATGAGGTATTGTTAGTTATTGATATTTATATCTCGTAAATATACGGTCGCGACATTTCATTAATGTCCCAATATTCATAATAATCCCGCGAATTATATCTACCAATAAATCGCCGTAAAATTAATGGACATTTACGTTCATTAATTTCTTTTTTTGCCATTATTATTGGATTAGATATGCCTTCAATATCAACAAATACAATAGGATTTTTTTGTATTTGAGCACAACGGATACTTACCGCTTCTGTAATCTCCGTCTTACTTAACATATGAGAAGTGACGCGGTTTTCATCCTTAACCACAATAATTTCTTTAGATGTAGATGGTTTTTTAGTAGCATCCGAATATATAAAATCAAATTCATTAATGCGGTTTTGCGAATACGATGTGGCGGTTTCTTCATGATCGGCTTCATCATCCGTGTCATCTGCATCATCATCGTCGTCGTCGTCTTCTATTTCGGCGTCATCGGCGTCATCGACAATATCAGCATCATCAACGTCATCATATTCAATATCGGCCGCGTCTACAAATTCTGTATCTAATGTCTCAACGTCAGAAACATCACTACTACTACCGCTATCACTATCACTATTGTCTTCTTGTTTGGATTTATTCTTAATTACCGGCTTTTTGGCGGCACGTTTAGCCGTTGGTTTTTTAGTGATTGCTCTTTTACTACTCATTTTAAACTAGTATGTAATATATATTAAACAACTACAGTCTTTATAACATATATTACTCAAATTGGATATTCAAATTTTTAATATGATATTTAAAATATTATTCACAATAATAACCACGCCTCTTTTATTTATAACAACAACGTTATTGTGGAATGCGTTTCATAATCGCAAGGTGAGGAATACCAAATTGTTTATTGGAGGCACAATTGCAGATACTTTCGCAATATATAAAAAATGGTGGTGTATAATTATACTTCAGGTTAAATACCTCATGGTGTGGTTTTGGTTAAATTATTTACAAAAAACATCAACATGGTCATGGCGTATGGATTTTATATTTAATTTTCCAAACACTAATGGTAGTTATTGTATTACACATGCAAGACAGTATTATTTAATTGATGGTTCTGGTGCCAACAACACCAACAACACCACCAACACCATCTACAACATATATAATCTTATACGCATATTCTTTGTACTATTTCCACATACTGTTGTATCGTATCGGCAATTTTTACGTGAATGTATGAATAAACGTATTATTGATACTCCAATTACAGGTAATGTTTTAGATATTGAATATATGACAAACGACGGCACATATTCTGTTAAATTTGACTTAGAAAATGAAATTAACATAACGGCTAATGATGATTTATTGTTTGGGGAATTTATTATTGACCCTAATCTAAGCAAAAGGATTTTTAACAACTAATATAAGGTAGGTATAAATAACTAGCAAACACACACCCGCACACACCCGCACACATCCACACACAATAACAACCACAAACACACTATAACACCCACAAACATACAATTAAAAAATACATTATCAACTATACCCCATTTACACCAAAATATTTTTTTGACAAAATTGAGATATGAAAAAATCAAAATTCCGTGTTAAAACTTAAATGGCGAATGCATCTTAAATACGCTTATTTATTAAATAGTTTTTAATAAGACTATTTAAAGTAATTTTTTTTTGACTTAGAAAAATATATTTTGATATTTATAATATCGCCAACTCAATAATGAGTGAGCAATACGACAATATTGACAACATTGATAATGCAGAAATCAAACAGATTATCGCGCAAGAATCAAAAAAGACATCATCATTAGATCTAAATACATTCTTACAAAAAAATTCTCAATATGTCACTGAAAAAGGCGACCCAAATACTAACATAATTAACCGAATTAACGGTTCAACATATAATTTTCCACCTAACATAATTGAAACATTTTTCTGTAAATTAAATAATGCACGTAAAGAAAATACGTCATTACATTTTCAAGAGCGTCAAGACAAAGAACACTCGGGTATTATGATTGATTTTGACAGGAATCAAATATCTAAACAGTCAGAATTTAATAATATTATGTTTCAAAACTTATCATGTCATTTGACTCAAATTTTAGTAGAAATACTTGATATTACAAATGACATGACTGACCAAGACGGCAGATTTCCCATTAATATATTTTATATCCAAAAACCAAAACCGGTAGTTAAGATTGTGGAGGATGGAAAAAATATATATCGTGATGGTTTTCATATATTAATTCCACATATCATGGTTTCACGTGCCGTTAAGCAGTATTTAATCAGAGAAATTAAAAAACGCAATGTGTTTAATACTGTGTTTGACCAATTGAAATGTTTAAACGATAGCCATGATGACGATTTAGATATGGCTTCATCGCATGTACCCATCATGTTTTACGGTTGCAGTAAACCTGAAAAGTCGCATCAGTCTTACCGGTTAGTCTGTGCCCATAATGTATCTACATCGCCGAATGGTGGATTTCCTTTCTTAACTATGCTGCCATTTGACAGCTATGAAAGCGACCCTGATATTAATTTATGTTATGAATTATCTGTCAGTTTTGATTTACAAGATACGGAAGATTTTACGCCGCACTTTAAAAGATATAAACTACTACCTAAATTTTCACTTATGGGTGAAATTAATGCAAACGTGGAACAACATAGTGGTGATATTATAAGTGAAGACGAATTACTCGGAAATCGTGATGATATTAGTATTATTGCAATTGATGACCCAGATGCGCGGTATATTAAAATGGCGCTTGATATTTTAACGCCGGATTATGCAAGTAATTACGATAAATGGTTTAAGGTTATAGTTGCGATTGCCAACTGTAATCCGCGATACAAGCCGTTTGCAAAACATTTTAGTATGCGATGTCCGGAAAAATACACGGAAAGTGGGTTTGAAAACATATGGAATCGCGCAATCAGCGGGGAGTATGAAGGTGAGCAGTTATCGCGTAGGTCTATTTATTATTGGGCAAAAACATGCAGTCCCACACAGCATCGTGAAATATTTAACAATGGTTATTATAAACAATTGCGTAAATACGTGTATAAGTTTAGAGGGCGTATTGAAGATGGCATGGTTGCTGATGTACTTCATCGCATGTTAGAAGATAAATTTGTTACTGATATTAAATCTAACGAATTAACAGAGCGACATCACTGGTATGAGTTTGTGACCCGCGACCAATCGCAAACACACGGTGAGATTTTTAAATGGCGAGAGGAAGGCGACCCGGGTGTGTTGCACCGTTATATTCAATCGCAATTATCTAAAATTTATGAGTTTGTGAATAATGATATTAAACAGCGACTTGATGAAACAGAAAACGACGAAGAAAGAAAATATCTGAAACGCACATCCGATACTTTTCTTGATAGTACATGTAAGTTATATAAGCAATCATACCGAGACAGTATTATTAAATCGGCACAATATCTTTTTCGTGTTCGCGGCTTTTGTAGAGATTTAGACCAAGAACCTGATATTATCGGTGTGGGTAATGGTGTTCTTAAACTTGGAAAAACAGCCGAACTGATACAAGGATTTCATGAATACCGTATTTCAATGCACACCGACACTGATTATATTCCATATGATGAAAATAATCCTTATATCGCAAACATACTCAAAATTATTAGTCAAATTTACTACGAAAAAGACGTGCAACAGTATGTTATGATGTTTTTATCTATGGGGTTGGATGGGCATCCATCCGCCCCTCTTATGTTGTTTTTAGGCGGTGCGGGCGCAAACGGCAAAACAACGCTACTTGAAATGGCGCGTAATTGTCTCGGCGAATATGGCTATAAGCCCCCAATGAATTTACTTACAGATAAACGTGAGCAAGGTTCAAGTGCCAATTCCGCATTTATTGGTATGAAACAAAAACGCCTAAATACTTATTCTGAAGCGGATGATGATAAAGGAGAAATATTCGTTAATGGTGGGCGTTTTAAAGAGATGATTTCACCGGAGATTCAGACAGGCCGTGAACTTCATAAAAAACAAGAGAACTTTAAAATTACGGCAACCCAAGTAGCCGCACTCAATAAGCGTCTTAGTTTTCGCAGTAATGATCATGCGATTTGGCGACGTGTGCGTTATTATAAACATAAGGTTAAATTTTGCTCTAACCCAGACCCTAACAACCCATTTGAAGTTAAAGAAAATAGTGAGATTGCAGAAAAATATCCACATGACCCAAACTATAAATCGGCGATGTTAAGTATTCTTACGCATTATAATGAGCGTCTTCGCAGTGAGTATAATGGTGATATTAAGAGAGTGTCGTGCCCCACTATTGATATTGAAACAGAAGAATACCGCAATACACAAGATACGCTTAATCAATTTATCACGCAAATGATTGTTGAACCAAATGGACCGCCTATAGAAGAAGACGATATGAAAAATAATGAGTTTGAATATTCACTTGGTACTATTATTTCTAAATACAAGTCCTGGTATGAACACACTAAAGGTCGGCAACTTGGTGATTGCAGTATTGAAGTCATAGAAAATTCACGTATCGGCGGATTGCTAACTACCAGTCTTAATGGTATCGATAAGACTTTCAGAGGATATCGTATTCGCGAATCGGTTGATGAAAAACTGCGGGGTGGGGAGAAATTCCTTATTAACATGGTTAAAGAGGGGCAAAAAGACCAGAGGGTTCCTGAAGAAAATCAAGAAATCCTTAACTTACGCAATGAGATTAACAGATTGCGCAATGTAAAACATAATGACGTTGATGACCTTCTAGATGACATTTGAAAATAACAAATACTTATAAATATAAAGTTATGGTGTCAGCGATACTATATTATGGGGTAATGCAAATGCGTGATTGTGTTTATGATTTTATTATAAAAATATATAAATGGAATTGTTGCGCAATTACACCCATTACGAAAACCAATACTCAAGAAGATGAGTGGATTGCCGCGGGTGGGTGGTAAATCCCATTCTTCTCATGGTACTTACATTCAATCACATAACTATTTTTTTTATAACCGCGGGGAGCAGATTTAACATAAACATATAAAATTATAATTAATATACTTTTGTATGAATTTATAATCAGAATAATGATTAGTGAAATGAAATACAAGATATCGTTAATAGCCATAATAATCGTGATAGTATGTCTACTTATATTTAACGATACTATACGTGAAGAAATAAAGTCTATGGTTGTATCTACACCACAGTCTGCTATATGTGTGTTTGAACAGCAAGGTTCTTCCCGGATAACTGGAACAATTAAATTTACAGAAGATTTAATAGAGCACGTGACTGTGATATATGTTAAATTACAAAATGTACCGACCGGCATTCATGCTATACATATTCATGAAAATGGGCACGTCATACATCCGGGTAAACATTATAATCCGCACGGAACACAACATGGTGATATTGGTGAAGGGCATGTTGGAGATTTAGGCAATATTGTTGCAAATGAAAAAGGTGAGGTTGTGCAAAAAATAATATCAAAAGATATTAAATTAAAAGGCCCGTATGCAATCCAAGGTCGGTTATTAACAATTCGCACCGAAGCCGATGATTTAAGTACTGGCGAAAACGGCGATGTTGCCGCTACAGCAATTATAGGACATATGAATCATACGCAGGTGTAAATGGGGCGGCAATGATGGCAATGATGGTAATGGGGTGGCAATGATGGCAATGATGGTAATGATGGCAATGATGGCATGTAAGTTATTCATACATCCATTCATCACTAAACTTCGGGTTTGGCTGCTCAACCGTATCGGCGGCGGTTGCACTTGAAAATTCATTAATAATAGTTTCACGGTCTAAATGGTCATAATCAAACATTAAATCTACATCTTTTTTAACTACCTTAGCGATTTTAGGGTCTGGTCCGTTAATTATAAACTTTTCTTCCGCACTTAAATTAAAATACGGTGGGTGTGAACTAATAGAATCTATAGAATATTTTATTTCACCTTCTTGATTAAAAATGTCAACCACATTATAACTGGATTGGTCCGCATTAAATTTCTTACCCATTTTAGTAATAACGCCGCGTTTCACAAGTGCGTTATCGGGATAAAGGCGGTGCATTAATGTGTAATTTGGCCAAGGAATGTCTTCTAATTTCTTAACTCGGCCTTCCACCGCATCTTCAAGTTTATTTAAGAATAATTTTTCTGCTTCTACCTCTATTTCTTTTAAAAATGGTATAATTTCCTCTTTATTCATATCCACGTCTATTTCTTCATATAGCGATCGTAAACGTTTACTTAAATTTAACATGTCAGTGGCGCTAAAAATTCTAAAGAACACTGGAAAGTTATCTAACATTAATTGCTTAATTTTATTACCGTATTTTTTAATCATAACGGGATAATTACGCTCCAACACACGGTAAATATAATGGCGTTGTCGTCGCAATAGTGTATCTGCAAATACTTCATCAAACTCCTCAACCAATTTCTCACGATCACCGAAAACACCACGAGATAGATCTATAATAACGCTAGTGATACCAGTTTGTGGAAGCATAAATACATCATTATGTACAATGTACATCATATACGGTTGTTCTGTAATCATATTATTGTTAGTAGGGTCTGTGCGTTTTTCATAGTAGTTTAAAAGCGGGTACATAGTGGCATTGTTGAGATGTAAATCGCCGTGAACGATTGCTAATCTACTGTTAAGGCAATAAAACCCGTAAATAAATTCAAACATTTGTTTCTTAAATACGTCTATATTGGTGAAATAATCACGCAGCCATTTAGGATGATACTCCGCAGGCACTCCATTACGGTGTATATGTACGTCGCCAATTGTTATATGGACATGTTCTTGTATAGCAACGAAAGAAGTATCGATTAATCTAAGCGCCATATCTCCGTACTTGCCAGCTCTACGTATTTTATCAGATAGTCGTTCAAATCGGGAGTTAATAAACACTTTGTCTTCACGAGTATAACTGTCGGCTTCACGTAATGACTTATTTACATCAGATGCGATTTCGCTTTGAACAAATTTGTTATACATTGCCTGATTATCAAATATTCGTGCATCGATGCCGTGTATTAAAAACCAACCATAAATATACGGAAAGGTAGGACTTATGAAGTTTAGCATAAGATTAGCGCATTTTCGCATCATATACCATTCGCGCCATAACTCATATTGAATATTGCCGAATTCAATAGATTCCTGATATTTAATTGGAATTATTTTTTGTCCGATTTCGGGAGGTCTAGCTTGCAGTGTTTTTACTAATCTCATACTATTTATTCCTTCCTGATGAATCGTTTGAATTGTGTATTTGGCAACTAGTTTATCGTAAATGTTAGATGCTTCTTTATCTTTTATATCACAAACTATACTAGCAAACGCAGGATTAATATGATTTTCAAGTAAACCTAACTTAGCTCTGGCAAAATCAGTGAGCCATGTTAGCACAAATAAATCTATAGCCAATCTACTATCCGAAATACTCTTACGTAATTTTTGTTCAACGCCTTGTGGTAATTTTGAATCAATAAAGTAATCTACGAATGGAACATATACTCCTGATTTGATTCTTTTTGAAACAAATTCCTGTACTAACTCCGTTATTTCGATGTATTTATCTTTATTAATTCTATCCAGAAACAATTCATAGGGAAGAAACCTATGGCGATATTCACCATCTTGTGATGTGAAGGTTGGACCGTAGCAGATATATTTATGTACGATTTGACCATTCTCTAACGTTGAATATAACATTGCATAAATAGCACTTGTTGTATTTTTAGACATTTTAAATACGCTACAAATATATTCGGGTTCTAACAGCATCATTGATTTACCGCCACGCAATAGGTATGTTAAACGTCTAATATGAGATGGTATCGATCGTGGCGGGTGTGTCCAATTTCGTAAATATGCATCTAATGCAGGACTTTTAGTTTCTACCTCATTCAACTCAAGTTTCTTTTTAAGCTCCGAAGTTATGTATTGGTATTGTTCATCGAGTGCTTTTATAAATTTAGGATCTTTTGCCATTGTTAATAGTTTATATGAACATTATATTAATGAGGTGATTAGGTTTTTATATAGTTAATATAAACATTAAATTACGATAGTTTATAATGTTCATATAAGTAGTTATATATTATACATTATTTACATCTTATCACATAAATTATACATCACCGCCATATAATAAAAAATTGAAAACGTGTTTCGAAATTAGATCTGGTATGCTAGACTACGATTACGAATACGATTCTGAAACCGAGGATTAAATTCATCGTCGAAGTCGTCTTAAACATATCGCGTTGGTGTTAATATAGAGCAATCTGTCTTAACATTAACCAACCCATCTGATCTCGCAAAGTCGTATAGCCCACCAAAGCAGAACGACTACAGCAAAAACAAAAAACCATAAAAAAATAAAAAAAAGAAAAGATGGGTGATATGTATGATCTCGCCAAAAGGTTTTCAGATGCTGAATCAGCGTCCGAATCTGAAGATAACACACCCCCAAAACAAAATAATGATCGTGCTGGCCTAAGATTTCCGGCGAAGGACTACACCTCTGAGGAAATTGCTCAAAGACTCGATGGGTACATTGCTGTACCCCGCTCACTCTGGGGCAAAATTCCCAAGTGCTCACATATTCGTTATACGAAAAAAGATGGGGCCTTCAAACCGGGAGGGTTTGTGCATACTTATACGATTAAAGATGATGGTAGAAAAATTCTTCAGTTGAAAAACTCGTTTGATAACAAGAAAGCTAACTTCGCAGAGTGGCCTCTCGACTTGAGCACTGTTAAAATGTTGTATAAAAAGATTTATCCCGCCACTCATGTGGAGGTGATGATGATTAAACAGATGCTACAGACTCATAATGAAGAGATCCAAAAACTCAAAGAAGAAAATGCGCAGATTAAACGACTTCTTCAAACAGCAGTAGGTAAAAGGTGACAGCGTTGCCTTTAAAACGCCTATTGATGTTGATGAAATCCTGAGCCGTGATGTGAATAATATTTGCATTATGGCTCAAAATAATATTTTTTGCTATATAAACCATTAACAGCAATAAATAGTCTAACCATATACAATATTCCCAATTCGATATTATTGAAGTAAGAGAATAATTATTTTTTGCTTATTAGTAAAATATCAATAAATATATACACAGAAACATATAGAGTTAATAATACGACTTTTATTATAATTTATATAAAATGAGTTCTGAACGCTTTGGTGATGGATGCATGCGTCATTTTGACTCGCGCTCCCGCAATCTGCAGGCCTGTCGTCTGCAAACCGGACATTACGTTACGCCTGTTCAAGTTTTTGTTCAGTATGACCAAGGATGCCCCAACAGTTATGACTTAACCGACTTCAGATATACCGGTACATCGCCGGAATATACTAAGTTTGATATTATTCAGCGCCGGAACCGACTACATCAGTTTATGAAATCGGGTGGTGATTAAAAAATATCTCAAATCATATCATTTGATATTGAAAAAATAATATTATTTTTTTTTATTGTATTATTTACATATATTTATTACATCGCCACAACATCATATTGTCTATTTACCATATAATAAATCACACCGCCACAACATTCACTCACTCGCCTCCACCATTACATCATTCTCATCTAACTGTTTATATGTATCATTATATCGGATAAGAATTCGTTGTATTTTATCGGTCTGCGATTGAATTCGCTCTAGAATTCTATCCATATTGCTAACAACAATATCATCGTTTTTATATGTATTAGAAATGTTTTTAATACCACGAGTGGATTCATTAAGTGCGGAAGCAATAGAACGCAAATCTTCATAAATCTGCTTAAAGCGGTTATACTCATACGCATTCACCCGTTTAGTATCATCAATTTGCAAATACACAGAATCGCACATGTTATCTGCCGAATCTATAGTTGAATTAATTATATTTTTAATAACCTCAACCGTGCGATTTCGCGAATCCCCTTTAATAAAACGTATAATAGGTTGAAATGCAGATTCTTGGTCTTTTACTACAGAACCATCTGCCACGGATACTCTGGTTTCTGCTGGAATTTTAGATATGATTTTTAAATTTATAATATGACTTTCTAATAGGTTATTGCCGGCCATGAGTTCTTTAATTATGTATAATGATAATAATTACCTACCCAATTGTAACTATTATTTGATAAAAATACGTAATCTATATATATCTAAATATCAAATTTTTAGTATGATTGGTGGATTGATAATTATGATAAAATTGATTACTATGTAAGTAAATATATCACACTCTTATATTATCACCTGTAATTGCTACACATCAATGTCTACACACGACTCACTCGCATATCATTGTGTATCATGCAACACTAACACTTTTAATAAATGTGATAAATGCAATGCATATATATGTAAAAATTGCATTAAACATGTTTTAAATAATATTTACATATGTGGTCATTGCGGTAATGTGTATGTTGATGTAAATATATATGATATTGATGAAATAATACAAACCCAGGAAGAAAGGGAGCGTGAATTATGTGATGAGATTTTGCGATTAAAAAAAATCAATAAACATATCTGTGATACCAACAGTGAATTAGTTAATTCACTACAAAAATCACAGGGTGAGATTAAATTGCTTCAAAATCATATATATTATATGCCGGGCGGTATGAAACAAATTAAACTACTAAATGATTTTAACCAGCATAAAGAGCAATTAGAATTACTGAATGATTAAACCGCATTATGTGTATTTTTTTATGTGATTTCGGCTGTTTTAGCCCTATTTTAAAAATTGAATGTCTTTTATATAAGTAATATATTACCCGTGTTTCTCTCACTCGGACCTGGTTCAAGAGGTAAGATCTTAGAAAGGGCTGAGTCTTTTCCCTTTACCATCATGGCACAGGCTTGGGATGAAGAAGAAGTGATGCGTTTTCTCGCAAAACTTGAGAAGCAATTAAGAGAGCATGGGGAGGAGTTGTATCTCTGGCGCAACAACCTCGCGTCGGCACCCGAAGCAGTGTGGCGGAGCTTCTGCGACACCCTCAAGGAGTCAAAGGTGGAGGAGTTGTTCCTCGGCAGCAACAACCTCGCGTCGGCACCCGAAGCAGTGTGGCGGCTCTTCTGCAACACCCTCAAGGAGTCAAAGGTGGAGGAGTTGTATCTCAGCGACAACAACCTCGGGGAGGCACCCGAAGCAGTGTGGCGGCTCTTCTGCGAAGCGTTGAAGGAGTCAAAGGTGGAGATGTTGCACCTCGAACGCAACAACCTCGGAGAGGCGCCCGAAGCAGTGTGGGGGCTCTTCTGCGACACCCTCAAGGAGTCAAAGGTGGCGTCAATGACCCTCTCCCGCGACAACCTCGACAAGGTACCCGAAGAAGCATGGCGGCTCTTCTGCGACGCCCTCAAGGAGTCAAAGGTGGAGAACTTGTACCTCCCCCACAACAACCTCGGACGGGCACCCGAAGCAGTGTGGCGGCTCTTCTGCGACGCGTTGAAGGAGTCAGAGGTGAATGTGTTGTGGCTCGGCAACAACGACCTCGGCAAGGCACAGGAAGAAGAAGCCAGGGAGATTGTCTCGCAAAATCGACAAAGAGTGCTGGACGCAGAGCAACGTGCCCGTTGCCTATTGTTCTGCTTTCTGGAATCCCAGAAGACAGCACCACTAAACCCAACAGCAACCATTGGTGCGATTCCCACCAACGTGCTTGAAGCACACAAGGTCGTGCCTTTTGCGGCGACCTTAACGCATATTTAAGTATGCAAATTCTATTTTTTTAGGCGATTTTGGTTATTTTAGCCCTATTTTTAGAAAAATTGAATATTTTTTGTTTAATTAAGATATTGCTATTCAGAAAGTTTGAATCGGTAGTATCTCGGTAAGAGAGTGGTTTTCTTACCATGGTGGCTTGGAGTGAAAAAGAAGTGGAGAGTTTTCGCGTGGAATTAAAAAAGAAGTTAAGTCAGGGAGATGGCGAGTTGGACCTTGACGAAGAAAAACTCAAAGGGGCACCCATTAAGGTGTGGCGGGTCATCTGCGACGCCCTCAAGGAGTCAAAGGTGGAGAAGTTGTACCTCTGCGTCAACTACCTCGCAAATGCACCAGAAGCAGTGTGGAGGCTCTTCTGCGGCGCCCTCAAGGAGTCAAATGTGGAGGTGTTGAGCCTCAGCGACAACAAGCTCGGGGAGGCACCCAGTGCAGTGTGGCGGCTCTTCTGCGGCGCCCTCAAGGAGTCAAAGGTGGAGGCGCTGGATCTCGGCGACAACAAGCTCGGAGAGGCACCCGAAGCAGTGTGGCGGCTCTTCTGCGGCGCCCTGAAGGAGTCAAATGTGGAGGTGTTGAGCCTCAACTACAACAACCTCGGAGAGGCGCCCGAAGCAGTGTGGCGGCTCTTCTGCGACGCGTTGAAGGAGTCAAAGGTGAGGGAACTGGACCTCAGCGGCAACAACCTCGGAAAGGCACCCAGTGCAGTGTGGCGGAGCCTCTGCGACGCCATCAAGGAGTTAAAGGTGAAGGAGTGCTACCTCGGCTACAACAACCTCGGAAAGGCACCCGAAGCAGTGTGGCGGCTCATCTGCGACGCCCTCAAGGAGTCAGAGGTGAAGGAGTTGGTCCTCAGCGGCAACAACCTCGGAGAGGCACTCGAAGCAGTGTGGGAGCTCCTCTGCGACGCGTTGCCGAGGTTAAACATCAAAACCTTGCACCTCGATGATAACGACCTCGGAAAGATGTCCGAAACAGGGTGGTATCTCTTCTGCTACGCGTTGGAGAGGTCAAATATCACGACCTTGCGCCTCAGCGACAACAACCTCGGAGAGGCACCCGATATAGCGTGGTCGCTCTTCTCCCACGCGGTGAAGGAGTCAAAGGTGGAGAAGTTGTACCTCCCCCACAACAACCTCGGAAAGGTACCCGAAGCAGTGTGGCGGCTCTTCTGCGACGCGTTGGAAGGGTCAAATGTGACGAAGTTGCACCTCTACGCAAACCAATGGGGTGCGGACATTACTCCTAAAGAAGAAGCCGAGGAGATTGTTGCGCAAAACCGGCAAAGAGCGCTGGACGCGGAGCAGCGTGCTCGTTGCCTATTGTTCTGCCACCTACACTCCGCGCAGACGGCGGATCAGAACCCCACGGCCACGATTGGTGCAATTCCCACCAACGTGCTTGATGCGCACGAGGTCATGCAGTTTGCGGCGAAATTGTACCATAAAGAGCCATTAGACTCTTTATAATTGCCTTTTTTAGGCGAATATGGCTGTTTTAGCCCTATTTTTAGAAATTTGAATATTTTTTGTCTAAGTATCGCCTTAGGCAAATAGATTTCTATTAGTTGAAGGTGGTGGAAAAGTTGCTGTTTCACACTTAAACGTAGTTTAAGTCTGTAAGATCTTAGAAAGGATTAACGTGTGTGTTCCTGTCATGCCGGTAACATTGAGGGTTGTTCGAGCAAACCTCGAGAAGCAATTAAAAAAGCATGAGGGGTGGTTGAACTTCAGCGGTGGCTTCGAAGAGGCATCCGAAGCAGTGTGGAGGCTCCTCTACGACTCCCTTAAGGGGTCAAAGGTGGAGAGGTTGTACCTCGACAACAACAACCTCGGAGAGGCACCCGAAGCAGTGTGGCGGCTCTTCTGCGACGCGTTGAAGGAGTCAGAGGTGAAGACGTTGGACCTCAGCGGGAACAACCTCGCACAGGCACCCGAAGCAGTGTGGCGGCTCTTCTGCGACGCGTTGAAGGAGTCAAAGGTGGAGACGTTGGTCCTCGAAGACAACGGCCTCGGAGAGGCCCCTGAAGCAGTGTGGCGGCTCTTCTGCATCGCCCTGAAGGAGTCAGAGGTGAATGAGTTGAACCTCTTCTCCAACGACCTCGCGGCGGCACCGGAAGCAGTGTGGAGGCTCCTCTGCGACGCCCTCAAGGAGTCAAAGGTGAAGGAGTTGGACCTCTCCCACAACAACTTCGCGACGGCACCGGAAGCAGTGTGGAGGCTCCTCTGCGACGCCCTCAAGGAGTCAAAGGTGGAGATGTTGTACCTCGAAGACAACAACCTCGCGGCGGCACCCGAAGCGGTGTGGAGGCTCCTCTGCGAGGCCCTCAAGGAGTCGGAGGTGAAGAAGTTGGTCCTCAGCTACAACAACCTCGGAGAGGCACCCGAAGCAGTGTGGCGGCTCTTCTGCGACGCCCTCAAGGAGTCAAAGGTGGAGGAGTTGTTCCTCGACGGCAACAATCTCGGACGGGCACCCGAAGCAGTGTGGAGGCTCTTCTGCGACACCCTCAAGGAGTCAAAGGTGGAGGTGTTGCACCTCAGCGACAACAACCTCGTGGCGGCACCCAGTGCAGTGTGGTGGAGCTTCTGCGACACCCTCAAGGAGTCAAAGGTGGAGGAGTTGTTCCTCGGCAGCAACAACCTCGCGTCGGCACCCGAAGCAGTGTGGCGGCTCTTCTGCAACACCCTCAAGGAGTCAAAGGTGGAGGAGTTGTACCTCTTCAGCAACAACCTCGCGCCGGCACAACGCAAAGAAGCCGAGGAGATTGTTGCGCAAAACCGGCAAAGAGCGCTGGATGCAAGACAACGTGCTCGTTGCCTATTGTTCTGCCACCTACACTCCGCGCAGACGGCGGATCAGAACCCCACGGCCACGATTGGTGCGATTCCCGCGAACGTGCTTGAGGTACACAAGGTCATGCCGTTTGCGGAGAGTTTAGTTGTCCCATAGAGAGTCTGATGACTCTTTATGGTTGTAATTTTTTATGTGAATATGACTGTTTTAGCCCTATTTTTAGAAAAATTGAATATTGTTTGTATAAGTAAGATCCTATTCTCCCGACAACCCTCGTCTATAGGATCTTAGAGGGAAAACACATCATGGCACAGGCTTGGGGTGAAGAAGAAGTGAGGCGTTTTTGCGCAAAACTTGAGGAGCAATTGAGAGAGTGTGGGGTGAAGTTGGTCCTCTCCCGCAACAACCTCGGATGGGTACCCGAAGCAGTGTGGCGGCTCTTCTGCGACGCGTTGAAGGAGTCAAAGGTGAATGAGTTGTATCTCAGCAACGGCCTCGGAGAGGCACCCGAAGCAGTGTGGCGGCTCCTCTGCGACTCCCTCAAGGAGTCAAAGGTAGAGACGTTGGACCTCAGCTGGAACGACCTCGGAGAGGCACCCGAAGCAGTGTGGCGGCTCTTCTGTGAAGCGTTGAAGGAGTCAAAGGTGACGGCGCTGGACATCAGCGACAACAACCTCGAAGAGGCACCCGAAGCAGTGTGGCGGCTCTTCTGCGACACCCTCAAGGAGTCAAAGGTGGAGGAGTTGTATCTCGGCTACAACGACCTCGCAAATGCACCCGAAGCAGTGTGGCGGAGCTTCTGCGACGCTCTCGAGAAGTCAAAGGTGGAGAAGTTAGACCTCGGCGGTAATGACCTCGGAGAGGTACCCGAAGCAGTGTGGGGGCTCTTCTGCGACGCGTTGAAGGAGTCAAAGGTGGAGAAGTTAGACCTCGGCGGCAACAGCCTCACGCCGGCACAGAAAGAAGAGGCTGAGGAGATTGTTTCGCAAAACCGGCAAAGAGTGCTGGATGCAAGACAACGTGCCCGCTGCCTATTGTTCTGCTTTCTGGAATCCCAGAAGACAGCACCACTAAACCCAACAGCAACCATTGGTACAATTCCCACCAACGTGCTTGAGGCACACAAGGTCGTGCCTTTTGCGGCGAAATTGGTTGTACCATAAAGAGTCTAATGGCTCTTTATGGTTGTAATTTTTTGATGCATTTTTAAAAAAAATAGGTAAAAAATATTATTAAAGTGCTCACTAAACACAATAATGTTTTATTTTTTATTTTTTATTTTTTATTTTTCAACAAGTAATTTATAATACATATGGGTAAATGTGGGACTAACGACCATGTCATAAATAATGCTCTTAGTATTAGAATCATGAACATTAACGCGTCCGTTTTTAGATACATATTCCGTTAGTGCGAATATCATTTCATCTAATGTATTTTTACGCGTCCGCGAATCGCTAATTCGTTGTCGTGCATTATGGTTACGCAAATAATATATAATTTTACTTACAATTTGATTGCTTGTATTATTGAAATGCTCATATTGAAGAGCAAATTGTGGCATAAGAGAAATAAATAAAGGCCGGTACATATAGTTTAAATAACTGCGAACAACAATGAAATTCATACGATTTGTGTAATTAACGGTAATACGCTTATCTCGCTTAACATCATTAAAATTGTAAAGTAAACGCCTCAATGACTTCATAAGTTCACTTTCAATAACAATATTAGAATGATTCCCATAGGTGTTAGTGGTATCACGGAAAATAAACCCATAAACTATATTAGTTTTATTTTCGTTATTACGCAATACTTCATTAATAGATCCTTTACATTCATTAATCATGCTCTTCATAAATTTATCTGCATCATCAGCACTTACTAAGATAGTGGTTTGACGTTCAAGCATTGCAACTTCTGAAGGCACGTCGCCAATAGTAGTTGTGATGTTAAGAGTGTTGTTGGTATTAAGTTCTGCTAAATCACAACTTTGAATAAACCACACACATTCAGGATCGTGCAAAAACGGGTGAAAATCATGATAGCGAAATCCCATAGTATAACTGCGCGTTTTATCTAAATTATCAAATGAAAATCCTTCATACCGTTCCACAATTTCCTTAAATGCATTTTCATAAGTAGTGTCTCCCATCCACTTATAAGTGCCAATATCAAACCCATTAGCAGATGACATACACCACCGGTTTTCCGGTTCATACCAGTATAGAGTAAGTATAGTTCCATCGCGAATACGATAAATCTCATACTTTGATTGTTTAATACCCTCGGTTAAGATTTTGTTATTGTAAATCGGCCTACATGATGGGGGTGGATAACTAAGAACTTCCCAAGTATCAGAGTCTAACACTAAACCATTGCATTGAAATGTTGCGGGGTGGGTAGTATTATTATGAAACCGGTCTGAAGAAATAATTACACGACGCGTAGTCTTAGCGGTCTTATTAGTATTATCGTCATCAGCCGTATCAACATTCATATATTCTTGACGAACAAATAATCCATATTTACGACATACGTGTATCAGTCTACCAATAGCATCATATTTAGAGATATCATCTCCGCCTTTAGAAATATAATCGCGAAGTTCTGCAAGAAATCCGCAAACATCAACGGGGGTGTTATCGGTCATTTTTTGATAGTGTTGGTTAAGATGGCAATTTAAATCAATATGAATATTAAAGTTGATTTGTTATCTTTTATGATATAAATCTTTAATTAGATATTTCATATACACATTTTCAATATTTTTTATAATATTTGTCATTGCGGCGGTGTAATTATTATAATATTTTTATAATATTTTATATCATCTATACACATATGAGTTTTTAAAAATATTACAACAATTACATATATATCACATTGTGGTTAATATAGGCTTGTGTATGGGGTTTATTTGATATAAATATTTCTTACCATATAATATAAATAATACACTACTTAGCATAACAAAATATTTATCATAATTTTTCATGTATAGAAAATTAAATTAATACAACATCACCAATAACGCTAACGCTAATATATTTATTGCAATTATATAGAAAATTATTATAATGCCTGAAATTACAGTAGTAGAAACTACCTCATTACTTTCAGACATTACCGCGTTATCAAGCGATGAACTTACATTAATTTTAAAACAATTATCAGAGAGTTATATAAACATTGAAGAATTTCATTTTGATAAATTACGTGAAATTATATTATATGAAGTTAGAAAAAAATCACTTACTACTAAACCTAAACTGATAGAGCTCATTTTACGATACATTTTACAATTCCCACATGTAGTTTGTGTGGTGCGTGATTGGCCAGAACACAAATTATATAAGCCCTTTGTTAGAACTAAATCTAAAAAACCACCCCTACCTAACTCTGTGGTTCTTACTGTAGATCGGTCTGTGTTTTGCATAGAACGCAATAAAGCACAAACATATTTAGCACCGGCGGGAACTGAAATAGAAATTGTAGGTGTTGTGGTGGCGCATACACATCACAATATTTCTCAACAATGCAAATCTTCTGTAGAAATGTTTGATGAGTCCTATGTATCCGATATACGTAGTAGGGACTTACTATCTACTGGAAGTTATTCTATTAACCGTTTTACTTCAGCGCTGGATGCCGGAGTTTCTCCGCGTCCACATTCAATTAACACACCAAAAACGCCCCAGGATTTACAATCAGTTATATCACGTAGTTATCTGCGTAATTATGACAATTTGACTACTGTGACATTTGATAAATCGCGCGACCAGTTAATACACACACTATTTAATGCCATTCACTTGCTACCTAAATATGTACAGAGCGGCGATACCCAATTGCACGTCGCATATAATTTAAGTAATCGTAATCAGCCCATATCTTCACTAGGTCGTGTGATTAAGCCAATAATAATTAAACCAACTAATATTTTAGAGGTTGGCAATTTAACACCATTAATAAAACGTATTGAACAAATATTAACTATTAAAACTGCGACATCTTTCACAGACGTGATTTATAGTGATTTAGCGTCAGTGGGGTTAATAGATATTTGGTTTATCGCACTACATTTAGGTGCGGATAATAAACAAATTACTGAAAAAATCAATGATTACCGAGTTAAACGTGCGCGATATGAATTAATTCGTGAAATTGAAAAGAAGCGGTTAGACGATATATATCTTATCAGTTTATATAAATTAATCGTTAATGAAAAATTAGGTAAGGAACGATATATGCAATTTACATCAAAAATCAACCCAAATATTACTTCTGTTGAGGCAAGAAAGTTATTAACTGCGGCTGAACAAAAGATTCTTGATTTAGAAATTAAAAGAAAGGACAACTATTACAATTCAATCACCACCAATAAGTGTCCGCATGTTAAAACACTATTACAATTCCGAAGGGCGCGTGATGATCGTGTGTTGGGGCGCATATTAGAAGAATTAGAAAAATTCTTTCAACATAAAGGTCCGGCTGGCACCGTCGGAATCAGCAAAAGAGCAGTTAATCCTAATTCACGGGTTTCTGCAATGGGCGCCGCGCAGCCCACTAATAAAGGGTCGAAGCGTAAAACTACAGATTTACCTTCAGAGATGGTGGCGTGTAATAATTGCGGATTTGATATAATTTGCCCGCATGTTATTGAAATCACTAATATGAAATTGGGACGAGAAGGCTATAGAACTATCCGTGCCGCGATAGAAAAATATATAGATAAAATTCCCACGCAAGGCAATTTTTACTGTAAAATCTGTGGTGAAATTGTCGTTAGTAAAGAAGAGTTTGAAGAAGCAGACGTGCCACGTTCTGTAGATTTTAATGAGGGCGATGAAATACGTAAGATGTTATACATGGAATTTAAATTAATAGGAAGTTATATTGCATTTAGCCCCGTTTTAAATGTCTCTACATTCATTAAAACCGGCATTGAAACGTGTTATGCATTTTTATTTGAAATTGAAAAAGGGATGTTGCGCATTAAATCTAACACACCCGCTGAAATTAAAAACAAACTTAAGCTATTTACAACCATTCTTGTATTAGCTTACATTGTTAGTGTTATTGAAAATAACAAATTTAGTTCTATAGTGCAATTCAAAGGAATGAAGCCATCTAAAGAAATACGTGATTATTTAACATTCGCTGTTAAAAAAGTTATAGATATGCGCACAGTGCTTATGAATGAAATATCCGGCGCAACCAGTGATTATATTAAAAATAAAGTATTAGAACTTTATCGCAATTTTAAACAAATAGGGATTGCCCCTCTTACACTTAGTGATGCAGAAAGTCTTGTGTATGTTGGGTTATATACTGACCCAGTTTATTGGTATTATCATTATATGTTGTCTGCTGACCGCGGTCGCCGTATCGGATGGAATATACCAAAAATAATGGGTATGGATTTAGCGGACTTAAAAAACAAACAAATATATTCTAAAGTGGTTGTTCCGAGAATATCAACATGGAAAACTCGCGGATTTGAGATTGGGAAATGGCATGGTAAAACATACGGAGCTGAAAAAACGTATATTGCGGGTTTAGAAGGCAATACCGCTAAAGCATGGGAGTTATTTCATAAATACAATAGCGAAAGAATGTTTAATAAGCATTTATTTTCAAGTGGCACGCTAAATAGTGATTTTGAAAAATTATATACTGAAGGGCGTAAGTTAATTGTTATGGAAAGTGCGTTGCAATCATGGAAAAGCGCAGCTGCAGTGCGACCAACATTACTATTGCAGGCAAAACAGAATAAGCGTTTCGCAGTGAGCGAACTCTGTTTGGGTAATATGTATGATGAAAACGGAAACCGCCACGTGTGGGATACGTTTGTTGATACTAAAAAGGGCGTATACGGCAAAGCAGACATTGCCGCAGCCATTGAAAAGGGCGTGGCTGTTGTAATAGTTGATACTCGGTGTAGTAAATGCGAAATTCATAAGTCTAACGCATGTGATTTAGATGAAAATAAAATTAAAAATGCACTGTCAGCGCGGACGTATAACCAAAATTTCTTTAAGTTTTACGAAAATCGCTGTCCCGTCGGAGGCTTACATGAATACATTGATTTTACTTGTAATAAATGCGGGTGGAAGCAAACGACGTTTCCTGGAGCATCGCAAGAATATCCCCTTGAAAAATCCGCAATGGGATATTTAACCAAATATAAACCTAATTATGAAACTGAACTTAAAATTATTGCGTCTGTTGAGGAAAAAATAATTTCGCAGAAAAAGATTACTAGGGAAATCCCAAATCAAAAATTTGTACGTGATTATAAATACAATTTTAATGTTTTACTAGATGTTAGTAATAAACTTTCCGTAGATGTTAATTTAATTACTGCACTTGGTGATATGTTTAAAAAAGATTATAAAGAAGTTAAAACTGGTAAATATGTCGCTAAAGAACCCACAACCCGTTGGAATTATCGTGTTGATATTGTAGATAGTTATGTTAAATTACTTATTACAGACTATAACCGTCTTAAAAATTATTATAAAATACATAAACCGTCTCCCTCACATAAAATCATGTTAGAAAAATCGGGAATTAGTAAATTTGATTATAATAAATTAGGTAATTTATTGCCCGACATTTACAATGATTACTACACCAAACTTACGTCATTTAAACGCGCCGGCAAACCATCACATACACTAAATTTTGTTATTGAATCATTGTGTGAAATGTTAATGAAAATATATCGTGATAAAGACAATAAAACTAAAAAACTTCGTGAAGCATACGTAAAATATATGATAGATCGTATATTGTTGAATGAACGTAATATTACAAAACACGAGCGGTTTGATTGGTCTATTTTCACATTACGTGGGGATAAAATGTATAGCGAAAATAATTACGATTCTAATATATCAAATACAGACGAAACTATTAATATGAGTGGTATTGATTTAGATGAATTAGACGACGAAGAACGTGCGAACGTCACTGATACATCCACATTATTTGATACTTCCGCATATGACGTAGAAGACACTCCTTATGATGATGACGATGATGAAGATAGAGGTATGTTTAAGGCAATAGGGTATGGTATGGATTAAACGCAATTCTTGTATGTAAAACAACAATATTATTTTTTGTAATAAATCAAAAAAATAATTTATAGTGTGGTTGATTAAAGTATGGGACTATAAATCATCATCAAAGCCGGTAGTACCGTCATCTTTATATTCATATGTTGGTGTTGGTGTGGGTTTGGGTTTGGGTTTATTATTTTTTATTACTGGTTTTTTGGGTGTGGCGGCGGGTTTTGGTTTGGTGTTATTGGTGGTCATGGTGTTATTGGTGTTATTGGTCTTGATGTTATTGGTCTTGATGTTATTGGCGGTCTTGGGAGTAGCAACGATATCTTTATTATCGTTTATGGCGGCATCATAACCCTTTTTATAATTAAAATATTTAATTATATTTTTTGCTTTTGCTACACCTAATTTACTTTTTTTAACATTGCGCATCGCAATGCCGACCTCTCCGTGTGAAAGTAAATTTTCAAGTCTCATTGTTCGCAATAATTCTTTTGCGGTATCAGTGCTAATCATGGGAATTTTACTAAGTAATCTAATTTCTACTTCACGTGTAATATTTGTAAGTGATCGCACCATCGGTTTATTAATATTTCTGCCATTTGAAAACTTAATAGTAGAAATATCTTTAACGTTTTTGCGAATAAAATCCCCAACACTAAATTGCTCAATAAGATAATCTGCCGATGATGCTGTAATACTGCGAAATCCACTCCATAATTCACGCACAATATCAATATCTGATTTGGCAACCCTTTGCGTAAGTGCAAGCGGTATGCCATCCACACCTGCGCCTTCTATTAATCCTTGTTCATGGTCATGTTTGGGTGCGTCTTTGATAGTACTTAGCGAGCGGATAAATCTAACAAGCGATTTAGCCGTATCTAGAGTGTTCATGGTGCGGATAATATATATGTTATCCCTAACTTGCATATGAAACATTGCGGATTCAATAATACGATACGGCATACGGCCGATTAAACGATTGGGGTCAGTAATCATGGCGCCTTCCACAATATAAAAAACTTTACAATTGGTTTGCGTCCTTAGTGCCATCATCTTGGACTTATTATTGTGACGCCCGTCTTTAATACTGGATGCAAAATCACTCCATGATTTACGTTCAATGGCAAATTCTATTTTATCCCCATTCATGATAATATAATCCGCAATTTCCATCTGTTTAGTTTCATAATAAATATCTGTAAATTCGGCTTCGTGTTTTAAAACATCACGCTCGCGTTTGTCAATTAATAGTTTGTACTCCATTTTAAAAATCAATATCACCCGCAATGTTAGAATATACATAAAAAATATAAAACTTTAACATGATTTTAAAAATCGTGTTTTTATGTGTGTTTTATAGAATGTATAACATTATTCTTTTGCCATTACATTTGTACCTGCGTTAATTATGCTTTTGCCGCACTAGTGCTCTGCATATTCATACCAGAGCCATTTGCGTGAGGTCCGAGTAGCGGTAATACAGTAGCATCTAACGTGGTCAATAAAACACCATTGCGCATACTGGCATCAAAATCTACACCATCCTTACTGCATAAATTATTGTATATCTGCTGAGATATAATTGTTAATTTATCCATATTAGGCTCACCATCTACGCAAATATTTTCTGCTATATGCGCGTATAACTTAATGAGTTCATCCGAAATATCACGTGCGTCTTTTTGTACACCCCCCGGTAAAAATGACATAACACTCATATATCCCGAATTTTCGGGTTCAACTTCTTCAATAACAAACTCTACTGATGTATCAGCATTCATGTCTTGGGCCCCATCAGTATTATCTAAATCTGAAGATGAATTTTTTAATTCACTCATACGGCTAACACCGCTCATATTAGTATCATCACCCATATCACCGGCACCACCAAAATCACCCATAATAAGAGCGCGGATGTTTGCGGTGGTAGCATTAACATCATTCTTTACGTGAGCAGAACAGAGTTCTCCGGCCATTTCTTGGAGTCCCATAAGAACCATTTCGGGGTTGGCAAACTCACAACTAAATTGCTTATACTTGAGTAGCGTATTAACCATAATATCATGTACAGGCTTAACGCGGGGGTCAACTTGTCGTGATTTAAGTTCGCATTGTTTTTGGTATTGCTTCCACAATATTACTGCAAGTATCAGTATGACAACAATTAAAACTGCAACAAATATTTTATCGGGCATATTTAAATATTATGTTTAGGTTGAGATAGTTTGAAGTATATTACTATGATAATAATTATTTGTAATATTAATAAAAATATTATTCTTTTAATACCGCCATTAATAAAAATATAAAGATTATTCTTTTGATAATAATATAAGGATTAAAACTATACTACAACAGTATAATTAAAACTATACTACAACAGTATAATTAAAACTATACTACAACAGTATAATTAAAACTATACTACAACAGTATAATTAAAACTATACTACAACAGTATAATTAAAACAATAACCATGGGAGATAATTTTACAATAGATACAGCACTACCTTTTGGTGAAATGCCCGCAGAGGCTATTATTTCTAAATTTGAGGAAACGGATACCGGAGAAGGCGAATATGTATTAGAGGCCTATCAGCGCGAAACATTGGCCGATTTTCGTCCCGACCCGCGCTCCTTTGAACAAGACCAACCCCAAACTAATAATCAGAGTGCGGGATTTTTAAATCAACGATACACCGGCACCCGATCAGGTCAAGAGGTGCATCAACCTGAATTATTTCTTGGGTTTCATGGGCCGGAAGACCGCGACCCTCGTCGCACTTTCACTGACCCTGATTTTGATAAACTTAAGGAACAGCATGAAGCACGAACTAAATTTGTGCGGTGGGATGCCGACGCGGATAATAGTATTACGGGTGGTGGGTGGCGTGAAGACCAAGTACAGGCCGGAAAGCAATATTTAATTAAATCAGCTAAACAACGCACTAAAGTATTTTCTACATCTAAAGATGGCAAACGTAATGGTATGAATCGCTCATGGGAACACCGTTCTGTCGCGGAAAATGTTGATGGAAAATATGAAGATATGTCAGACTTTATACGTGATTCTGGGATTACACCGCAACGTAAAACCGTTATTTTATCTAATCTTGAATTAAGTAGTGGTAAGTTTTACAATCGCCATACCCCCGACCATGAATTCGCGGTGGCACGGTATGGCGATAACCCAAGGTCTGCGGTACTTGTTAGTGAACTAGGTAGTAAAGCGCTTAAATATGACGGTGAAGCGGCCACGGGGGAAAGCGATGAATCGGTAGCGTATAAAACAATGGGTGTATTAATGAGTAAAATCGTTGAACAAAAACACAAGGCAGACCAAGATACTGAAACAACTGAATCCGCTCAATCGCGCACCTATAAACATGCATTACTTACCGACGATTTAACAAAATTAACACACGCATTGGGTAGTAAATCACATGATGCAGATTTTAAAAACAGCGATAATTCATTTACCTCAAAGTCTCTTACCCCCGGTAAAAATCATGCTAGCGGTAAAGGGGTGGCGAATCACGTCAAACCCGATCATTTGTATTTAAGTGCTGAACTTATGTATAAAAGTGTTCAACCCGGCGCTGATACAGTTAAGATTAAGCGCCAAATTGAACGCATGAATACTAGTCATGAATTGCGTGAAGGCACCGCCCAATCACGTAAAAATAATCATGCAACTGAAAACACGCGTAATAAAAAATCACGAACCCGAATGGAAGTAGATGGCGAGTCGTTAGCAACAGTCAACTACAAAACCAACCTGCAAAATACCAAACATAGTAAAAAGAAACATTATAATGGTGAAAAGGTTCTTGTTGAATCAGACCCAACACCTATTTACAAAACCTCTAATGAACAATACCGCATTACACAAAAAGATGATGTTGAAAATGATATGCGATTTTTGGAGTATGAAACTGCGGAACGCTACACAGCCCCGATGGGTAGTAAATTTGTACGCAACAAAGCACAAGAAGATTCACTCATGGGTGATATTGCCGCACTATCTTAGATTATCCGATTGGACAGTTATATAATTTATTTTTTTATATTAACATATAGTGGGTAATTCACATGGGAATTGTGATGCCTATTATAATTGATTACCCGGCCAATAATAAAAATAATCACATAGTTGGTTATTTCCAATTAGATATTCTAACTATTAATTATATAAATATTTGATTTATGGTAGAGTTAAATTGTTAATTAAAAATTATCAAACCGTCCAATAATGTATAAACATTATGATAGAAAAACCACTACTATGTTTGGAGTTATAGGTAGTTATTTTGTATATATTTTCTACAACAAATTATACATTAAAGCACATAACAAAAATAAACTTAACGATAAATCTGAAAGTTTAACTGATGAATACAAGAACACTATCCGTTTATTTATGTATGGCGTGCAAAATGAACCAAAATACTATAGTCAAACTGTAAAAGAAATTCATGAATATTATCAACATGAAACTAAATATTCAACCATTAGTCTGGTAGAATTTTTAGATAATATTCTTGAATGTTTTGTTCCGGAAGAATATTTTCACGATCTTAAAGAAGTAGATAAAGAGTTTTTTATTAATAAAATCGTTACAGAGGCAGTACTTGAATTTGGCGTACGTATATTAACTTTTGAAAAACTATCTTCTATTATCGACCAACATAATGACCAACATAATGTTGAAATATTACAAAAAGATATGAATGAAATATTTTCAGACATCCGCGAACGTATATTTAATCATTTCACGCGTCAACTTACCGGAAAAAATAAAGAAGAACAGGTTGATATTGGTATTGTTAATAAAATTAAAATGCTACTTACTAAAACCGCAAAAGAAAAAACACAATATCAAACACAGTTAGAGCAAGCCAAAAAAATAATTAATGCCTTAAATCAGCAAATTGATGCACTTAAGTCGGATATTAAAATTCATAATGAACAATTAGATAAATTAACAAAAAATAATGTAGGGGGTCTGGCAACTCTACCGGAATCGGCAATGGATAATGATATATCGCGTGCAACACCACATAATACTTCTGATAATACCCCCACTATATCCTCGCATAATACTTCTGATAGTACCCCGCATAATACACCCACACAAAACGCCTCTAATGTTTTAGATAATGATAATACCACTAACACTTGCGATAATACAAAACGCAGTATAAGCAGAAGATCGCGAAGACGTAATAAACAACAAATTGATGTCGTTCAGACTTCAGACCCATTTTCAAATGAAGACCCATTTTCAAATGAAGACCCATTTGAAAATGAAGACCCATTTGAAAATGATCCGTCAGTTGACAATAATAAAGATGAGGATTATAAAGTCGATGTGCATAAATTAAAATCAGATAGCGAAGATAGTGTGATAGTGGATGTTGGTGCTGATGGTGTTGATGATGCTATTGTATCAAACTCTACATTAAACACAACATCTGAAAGTGATGATGATGATGATGAAGAGTCGGAGTCTGAAGAATTTGATATACGTCATCAGCAAGAAAAATTAGCACAAAAAATTTCAACAAATAATTATGGTAATTAAAGAAAAAAAATTTTAGACATATGATGATATTATAAGGGGAACCATCCGTGCACGATAAGGAAAGTTGCAGAAGCAACCACACCGTTTCACAATAATCAAAGTTTCAAGATACAGCTGGCCAGACCGTAAGCAATAAAACCTCATTACTGTAAACCGATGGCCGTCGTACATCCAGGTAGGAGCTGTGTGAATCCTGATAATTTGCTATATGCATACCAGTTTCGCTGCACCATGCGTGCCTCTCTTTCACCCTAAAGTTCTTAATAGCAGGGGTTTCCTGCAACCCGAATAAAATCATCTTAACCCACTTTAATTATTATTTATTATACTTATGATAATATATTTAAAGGCCTTAAATTATGTATTTTGGGGTTAATATGTCTAAAATTTAATTAACAATAGCTAAACAACCAAACGTCCCAACCCATCAATCAATTGATTAAAACGTATTAGGTTATGTCCCAAGCCATCAATTCTAATTTTAATTTTATTTTTTCATTTTTTTTATTAGTGTGGGGTGTGGGGTGTGTATGTAGGTATGTGTGAGGTGTGAGGTATGTATGTAGGTAGGTAGGTATGTAGGTATGTGTGGGGTATGGGTGTATGGTATGGGTGTATGGTGAGGTATATAAAGAATGAGTGTAATGGGTGTTATTGGAGTGTGTATAAATTATTTTATTCATCGCCCAAATCCGCAATATTTACATCAATTAATTTTGTACCACCTAGAGTACTAATTTCATCGCTGGTGTTTAGTGTTTCTCCCGCACCAAATACAGAGTCTAATTCAGCACTACTATTACCCTTCTTTAATTCGTCTAGGAAATGTTTATTATGAAGAAAAATAATTCCTGTAGCTAATACGAGTATGTATATAGAAGACCGCAAACTTAGTGTAAATAATCCGGTATCTCCAGTGTCTACATCGCGATAAACAAACATATTTATTAATAAAATAATTAATGCTATTAAAATAGCGGTATTAATGGGACTTTTAACCATTCCCCCGATAACGGGAATTCCCGTTACCCCACTCCCAACATAATTTCGTGCCTCACTTATACTAAAAGGCATATTTGGATATTGTGTGTATATAATTGCGGTCTGCAGAGTATATTATGTAAATACAGATATTATGTAGTATTGGTTATTGTGGGTAGTACAAAAATAGTATATTATATAATTATGATTATATGTTATAATATTAAATTAAAATATACGTTTACACGCAAACATGAATAAACACACGACTATTTATTAACATAACTATATATGATGTAGTAGAGTTGTATAACTACATTATGATAAAATTGATTTTTTATCATCAAATATTAAAACAACGCATAATTCAACTATGTCGGGTAGAAAGCGTTCTGCGACAGTGAGGTGTTCTGCGATAGTAAAGCCGCGTGGGAGGCATCTACACCCCGCCTTAAAGTCATTAGAAAAACACAGTTTGTATTGTACAAATCGAGACTACACTTGTAGATGTTGGATTGAGCAGATTCGGGCGACTGACCAATTAAACAGTAAATTGCTACTGCGGGGTGTTCCGCAGCAACACTACGGTGTTGAAAATGCCATCCCATGCCCAAAAGCCGTGGAAATTTTAAAAAATGCAATACCAAAAAATAGAAAAAAACGCCGTCGCAGAAAACAGGGGAAAACTGAAAAATACCGCAAGAAAGAAAGTCATTTGCCGTGGTGTAGAACGAAGGAACCGCGTAGAACCTGGAATTTGGTGGTGAAAACACTACACATTATCGGGTTGGAATTTGCCAAAACAGACAACCTGGAAGCATATAACCAAATTCGCGCAACGTGTAAGGAGTTGTCCATACTACTACCCATACAACTACCGCTTAATTGGGGAATTTACGGTAAATCAATGTATCTTCAATCTGGGTGGGGTATGCATAATCCTCATAAACTGAGGTTATTTGCTGCCATTATTATCCAACGCTGGTGGAGACATCATAGACGCGGTAGATGCGCCATTTCTGATAGTGCGGTAGGTAAGTACACGCCTACTTATCTTCAACAGCAGTTAGATCTGTTGAAAGAAGAAAAGCAGCGAAAACATCAAGCCGCCTCTCAGCCGCGTAATTCAAATCGTAGTTCTGGCAAAACTGAAATTTGACGCAATTATGTTGTAACAAGCCATTCTCTAACGCAACTTTGTTATTTTTCTTTTTTCTTACGTTGTTTTTTAGTTAGATATAAAAAGAGGGTTATATATAACCATATTTTTGATAATTTTAAATTATGAAGCAAAATGGCGGATACATTAGATGAATTAAGGTTAGACTACCGGTTGCTATTAGATAGGTCTATAGCAATATATGGTGCATCCGGAACGGGTAAATCGGCAATTATAGTTGATATGTTATGGCATCTTAATCGGCATGCTGACCAAATATTAGTATTTTGCCCTACTGACCCATCGAATAAAACATATTCATGTGGAGTTGTACCGGCGCCTCTTATACATTACGAATTTGATATAGAATTATTAGAACGGATATGGGCTAGACAGGAAATGATGGCCGCGGTTTATGCGAGAGCGAATAGTCCCGAAATATTAGAATCTTTATATTCTAAACTAGGGTTGACTTCTGTAAATAGTATGATACAAAGAGTTCGCGAGTCAAAACGCGACCATATTGAAGAAATTAAAGATACTTATTTTGAAAAGAATGCACAAAAAGCCAAAATTAATAAAATTGAGGAAAAATATAAAGAACTTCTTGCATTAATTTATAAAAAATTTATAGGCGATAATGTGCATCGTTTATCTGGTGTGCAACTTTCATCGGAGGAGCAGTTTGCCCTTAAATATTTAAATTTTAATCCGCGGCTTGTGTTAATTTTTGATGATTGCGCATCCGATATTAAAAAGTACGAAAAAAAAGAAGTCGTAAGGAAACTTTTCTATCAAGCCCGGCATGTAAAAATTACGCTAATAATTGCGTGTCAAGATGATACTGATATTGCGTCGTCATTACGTAAAAATGCATTTATTAGTGTTTTTACCAGCGATATATGCGCAAATGCCTTCTTTGGTAGAAAATCTAATGATTTTCCGCGAGAATTAGCAAAACGTGTAGATGTGGTATCCATGCAGTTAAGATGGAAACCGCCTGATTTTGAAAAATTAGTATATTTGCGGCAAGAAAATAAATTATATAAATTTGTTGCAGAATTACATGATAATTTCTGTTTTGGAAGCTCGCCGTTACGAAATTTCTGTAGTAATATTGAACGTAATGGTACTAATATGGATAAGAATAATCCGTTTTATGGCGAGTTTTGTTAATTTGGCAAATTGGCAAATTGGCAAAATGGCAAAATGGTAAATTAACACTATTTTAACACATCCATTAATTTTACTCAATTGAATATTGTATGAATTATCGCGACTTATATATAAATTGTATACTATCACGCACCATCACGCGCCATCACGCACAAATCATCACACACTATTGCGATGTTGGATGGTAGAGATTTTTTAATGGTTGTGGTTATTATCGCAGTAGTATGGTTGGCGGTTTTTATGTGTTCACGTAATCCGAACTGTTCTAAATGCGGTGTATGTCCGTGTAAGCCGGGTAAAAAATGTGGATTATGCCATAAATGCCCAGGATGCAAAAATTGCATGAGATGCCCGTTTTGCTTATTAAGTGGTTATTAAGCGGTTATTGGTGTGTGCACGCGTGCACATGCACATACATAATAAAAAATGAAAATTTTTTATCTAAATATAAAAAAACGACATTGAGGCCCAAAATGGCGTCCGAAACACCAACCGTATTTAAGGGAAGTGAGGCCAATGATGTGTTGGAAAAATTCCGGCGCTTTGGGGTTTTCGTGGACGGGAAACCTCCAGTAGAGATCAGCCATCTTATCCCGCATGATGTAAACCATGACGACATAACGGGGTGGGGCACATACAGGATGTGCGATGGGTGCAATCAAGCCATCACCCTCGACGAGGATTATTATCAGTGTGTATCTTGCGGTGTTGATGACTTTGACGTTTGTGCGTTGTGCCACATGATGGGGAGTAAGCATAATCCCAGTCATAAGTTTGAGCGGAAATGCGAAAAAAGCAATTAGCGCGTTAAGCAATCGCGTGATATGCACCAACTGCTATGACCCGCTACAATACATGGGTGTGAAAATGATGAAATATTGTTTGTACTCTATGAGAATACACGGGGAGTAGTAATTGTATATTTTTATTTTTTTGGGTGGTAAAGGCTCTATTTTGACCTAAAAACAGCATAAATGAGGAGTTATAATGGTATAATGATGGTTAAAAAAAATTGAAAATTTTTTGTCTAAGTATCCTTTGAACTTCTCAACTCGTAGAGCTTGTGAAGGTTGAGGTGATATTTTGAATTGCTGACATTTCTCTCTTTGTCTCTTTGTTCCCTACATATCATGGCCGCTCCGACTGACCTGGCCGCTTCGGCGGACGTCGTCACCCCGACAACGGTTCACATCGCCCCCTGCGGCACGACTTCGATCACTGTGGGTAACGAGATCATCCAGATCAACAAGGACCGCCTACGCAGGGGCTGGGACCCGGTGGCCCTCGTCACCTCTGATGATGGCCTCGACGAGTACGGCGTGGTTAAGGATTTCTTCACGAACGGCGATGGCGGCGACACTGTCATCTTCAAGCCGAATCCGCCTGCCAACGCTACCGGCGCGATGTGCGGACAGACTGCCGTCGCCATCACGGTTGACGGTCCCGCCGACAAGCTCAACGCATCTGTGAACGGCGCCATGGCGGTGGTGCTCTACCGTGATGACACCGGATGCCGGAAGGTGCTGGCGGGATACATGCCCACTGAATCCGCCGATTTCGGCGGATACAACATTAAGGAGTTCGTGGGGTTTCCCTCGGGAAGTGCGATGACTCCGTTGGATGCGTGCGTCGAGCTCATTGAGGAGTGTAAGGTCATCGGGCTCAACGCTACTGTGTTCGACGTCATCTTCCAGGAGTTCATGGCGCGCGGACGTAAGTGCACGAATGCGATTGTCATCATGGTCGCGACGGACCCGATCGAGTTCGCGAAGCATGGCGGTGAGGAGCCGAAGAACTTCTCGATGATGCACGAGCTGCGGGGTCGCCATGTCATGCGGGACGGCGTGAAGTGCTATGCTGCCGTGCCGCGCGTGCCCGACTCGTTCTACGAGGTGGACGGCTTTACGGTCAACCCAGACCCCGCGAAGCCGATCATCAACTTCAGCCACAAGGAGGGGTGGGAAGGCGCCGACCCCAACGGCCGTTTCGGCATCCTCATGAATGAGGAGCTCCGGGCAGCCACCATCGCAGCCCAAGAACGGCACTAACCGCCGATCGAGCCTGCGTCGGCACCGGTCTGGGGCACTGCCGATGCCATTGACGCTGCCAATGGCGGTATGGACGAGTCTTACTGCTGAGGCAGCGGGGCCATTGATGTTCTCCTAGGAGAACACTCTTCATCGCAAATAACATGCTAGACCTCTGTTTAGTATGTTTATTTGTGATATTTGTTTCTTTTTTTCCATAAACAATCACAAATAAAAACGCATTATACTTTTTATAATTTTTATAATTTTTATACTTTTTATATTTTTTTAAGTAGGCTAATGATAAATATTTTTTCTTCTCTGAGTTTTTTCGTCTCGTTGTTATTTTAAATTAATACACGACATAACAAAGTGAACTAGGTGCTTAGGTTGTCTACTTACTGTTTGTGTGTATGGTTTGTAAGTTTGTGGTAAGTATACGGTAAACATGTGGTAAACATGTGGTAAATATATGGTAAGTGTGCGGTAAATATATGGTAAGTATACGGCAAACATGTGGTAAATATATGATAAATATTCACACAATCAAATCTACAATTTAACCTATTAACGTCTAAAACCCACAAAAAAATTACATACGGGGCACCTTCTGTGTCATAGATAACTGGTCTTGCCCGCTGGTGTTGTTAAGAATTCCTTCAAACACACCAAGAATGAATCCAGGTTCATTGCGGTCCCGTGGCGAATGGGAGTGGTATTACAAGACATTGTGTCATGTCTTTGATATTCCACAATGGCGGCCCGTTTGGTTGAAGGTGCGCCCGTTCCACCAAATACGGGATGTCTTCTTGACCGTTATCTATGCGGTCATGTGCGGCCAACAAATGATCATAGGTCCTCCTGGTACCATCTGACCCGAATGCTCCAGCGAAATCACGGAATAATTTCTGCAGATCGAAGTTGCCCAATATGAGCCCGCAGATTTCCGCACCGTGCTTCTTTTTGAAAGCCTTAGCCTGCTTGACCCACTCTTCCGGAGACGACTGCCCGTCGGTTCCACATCCAACGATAACAGCCTGGGTTGGCCGGCCCGTTGCCTGCACGGCCATCAGGGCCACATAGTCGTCCTCATACGGCACACCATCCACTTCCTTGGTGTTGAGCGCATCACCACCCTGGTCCACGACTAGCGCTTCTGCGGAGTCAAAGCAGAATTTGAAGATATTGGTCAATTCACCGACATCCTTGCTGCGTGGAAGGACCCATATCACATCCATCATAGTAGCGGCGTGATTAATGTAGTGGTGGGTCTGAGCCCTACTATCCTTTTTTTTTTGATGGGTCGGGGACAAAACACTCCCACGAGGGATGCGGAAAGCACGACCTTCCGTACCGGCTATGGGTTTTGCGTTTGGAAACTGGGCCGTGACCCATTGCAAATCATCACCGCCACCGTTGGTTACAACGGTTATGCGGTTCAATTGTTTGCGTTCCGCAACAAACGCAGCTAAGATCGCGTCGGAACCACTACCCCCTGCAACGACTTCCACGTTCCTGGAGATATCGGAAAAATCCATCTTTCTATCCGATAAAATTCCAGGCACAACAGCTTCAACACGCTGAGGTTCGGACATTGCGACTGAAGTATCGGGAACAACTCACCTAACCCAGAAAAGAAGTTTTCTACTTAGATAGAAAAAAATCATTTTTTTTTACTATTCTTTGTGTGCGTGTGTGAAATCAAACATTACAAAGCTTCATCTTTACTTTCAGGCTTTTCGTATAAACCCGCTATATAACCGTTGAATAGATTGATGGTCAGAAAGAAATTCTTGTTCTTCATAAAAATGAACTCCGATAGTAGTGATATTGATGTGTGTGTGTGAGTATGCGGGTGTGTAAGTGTGTGGGTGTGTGGGTGTATGAGAGTGTGGGTGTGTGAGAGTGTGGGTGTGTGTATGAGAGTGTATGAGAGTATATGAGAGTGTATGAGAGTATATGAGAGTGTGCACACACCCACACATCCACAGATACATAATGAAAATTGAAATTTTTTTGTCTATGTAATCTTATTGTTAGATTTGTGGTGTATTGGACAGATATACCCTTTCTCACGACAAAATGGCCGAACCATATGTGCACCAACCTTCTTTGTTCGAAATTGTCGATTTCGATGGCATAGGAGGGGACCCAACTGTGCCCCCGCCCCCCGGATCATTTCCCTTCCGTCCCGATAGATTCGGAACAGCCACAGTGATGTATTGGTGTGTATATACTCCACTAGTGTTGGACGTGTTGATTGTGTCCGATGCTATACGACTAGTGCTAATCGGAAATATCATCAACGTCGCGACGAGCCGTGGGGTCCCCGAGGGAATCCACATACACAAATGTGCGGTCAAAACTATCGATAATAGGGACGTCGCCATCGCATCCAAACAGGAGAAGGACGCGTTAGTGGGGCAGCTCAAAGGGATCCACATCAATCCGGATGGGGTGTCCATCCAACTTGTGTTGTAATAAAAATGATTTTTTTATCTTAATTAGATTCTGGTGGTTGATACAACATCCCATAGTCATGGCTGATACTACGGAGGAGGCCGACGTGGATTATCAAGAATTTTTGAAAGAATTTAATGACACCATCGAATTCGACAAATCGACATTTACCGAAAACACGGTGTTCTGTGCGGCGGGTGGTGGTTCGGGCTGTCTTTTATGCGCTTTGCTGGCAAGGCAGAACGGCACTGACATCATAATAGCTGTCACCATCATTACTGATGGCGCGAATTGGGTGAGTACTATTTTCCCAGACGCCGAATGCATCAACGATGATTCTATCGCCGATGGAAACGTGTGGTACATTCCCCCGGGAAGTCAACTAACACGCGACATGCAGAGTGTGGAGGGTAAACGGTATTGTACCCATCACTTCATCGAAGAAGTGACGAAGAATCTCGGCATCGGAGTCGTGTGGATAGTTCCGAAACCTAAGACGACGGCTAATATTATATCCGTTCTTATCAACACAGGTTTAACCCGGTACGGTCCGCGTGAATTCAGCCTAACGGCAGTGAATCAGGGCATGAACATATGCTCCTCAAACCCGGCAGATGATGTGGTAATCTTTGATGCGCTGAAAAAGACTGGTCATCCGATTTCGGTGTTGATTGTTGGTGTGGGTACTGACGGTAGTAAGACCGTGCAGGAGCTACTGTCGGATGGGGAACGGTTTGTGCGTGAAATGCAAAACACCCACAATTTGTACCGTGTTGATGATGCAGGCGGCATCATCAATGAAATCATCGGTGAGATGGCAATCAGATGCCCGGGTAAGCGGCGAACGTACAATTACTTCGCTGATGCCACCAAACTTTATGCAATGCGACCCTTATCCGTCATGCGGGTGCGGCGCCCATGGCATCGGGAGGAGGAGGTGCCTACGTATCCGGTGGAGCTGTTGATGACCGTCATTACTCTTACACCCAAACTAACAAAATCGGCCCGAAAACGCTGATTTTGTGAGATTGCGCATTATGTATATTAAAATTGATTTTTTTTATTTTAAATACAATACGCGCTTCTCTACCGTTGACGTTGTCTTTTATTGATATTTAGAGATGTCAAAGGCAGGAAAAAGAAGTTATGGAAGAAAAAAGAAGTTGCGGCAGAAAAAGAAGTTGCAGCGGAAAAAGAAGTTGCAGCGGAAAAAGAAGTTGCGGCAGAAAAAGAAGTTGCAGCGGAAAAAGAAGTTGCAGCAGAAAAAAAAAGTTGTGGCAACTGCTGAAGTTCCGGGATATACACTTATAGAGTGTAATGACCCCAGAGGCTTAGAAGAGTCTGGGTTGCTTAACGGTGTACAAATGGGGGGTGGAACGGTGATTGTGTTCTGTAACGATAAGAACTTTGAGTTGTTCATCACTTGGTCTGAGTGGTATTGTTGGCACCGTTGGGATGACGATAGAGACATGGTCATCTATTTGATGAAGCAGGTGAAAAGGAGTAAATATTATCATCCCCATGTTGTCTGGGACGGTACGGGAGAATCACCTCGTGATGTACTGTAATTTTTTTTGTAATATATGTAATGTAAAATTTTAATTCTATAACCTACAATCTCAATAATATAACCTATAATCTTAATTCTATAATCTATAATCTCAACTCTATACATACACGCCTGAAAATGCTATTTTTTTCTATTTTCTGACTACTTTTATTTAAATTAGAGATTGACTGTCTTTCATAGTCTTAGGCTTTTTAGTTATATAAAAAATAAGTAATACAATGAAAAAAATTACAATGAAAAAAATTACAATGAAAAGATTGCGGTGCGATACCGCAAAATCAGCATCGTTTCCCGGCTGACTTGACCAACTCCCCCCCTTTAAACAGGTTCTCGAGACTTTTACCCTCACGAACCGCGTGGATTATCTCCTTGAATGCGTCCTCTGTGAACTGCAAATCAAAACGCAAAACCAATCTGCCACCCGTGTTTTGCACAATCTCGTTATCAGTCTCCAGAACGGGTTGGTTAGAGTGCGAGTTAATCGTCTGAACAACCTGCATCAGGATAGTCAGTATTAACTCCTCTACCCTATCGGATACACCAGATTCTACACTATCACAAATCGATACATAAGCGCTCGAAACGGCACTCGTAGTCAGTCGTGCGGCATGTCCCTTAATCGCGGTGCGGATAATACCCGCAAACGCCTTGGTACGCCTATCCATGTCGGCCATCAGATCGCCAATATCGTCAATATCGTCCTTCTGGGCGGCCATTGGAATCTCTTTTATTTAGGTGAAAAAAATCAATTTTTTATTATTGTGGTATTGAATAGTACCCATCCAACCACACACATACACCCATCCAACCGCATACACCCATCCAACTACACACGCGCGTACACATAATCTCCACCCCTCCCCAACTACATATGCTCATTTCTATCTGTTGGCTTAAATGTAAATTCACCATTGGATGAATCGCATATTTTTTCATAAATTAAATCATTATCAATTACAGTTTCACGAGATTGTAAATGTATACATTCTAAAATTCTAATTTTAGAGCTTTTACAAAACATATTTTCAAGGATTTTATAGATAAAATAAGGATAATACGGCTTATTTTGTCTATCAAATGTCTCTTCAGGGTTAAGACGGTCATAATACTCCATCAATTTAGAAAATTTAATGCTAAGTTCATTGGTTTCATTATATGTAAGTTGCGGCGGCACTTTACCCGTTTTTATTCTTACCAATAACGGTGCATGATTATTAAGTCCGGTAAGCTTACATTCTTTGAGATAATTGCGCATTACCATACAATTAATTTCGCTAGTAAGCATACCATCACGTTTAATACAGTGGTCAATTTTTCCATGTTCAGATTTACTAAATTCTTTATTCTCACGTGCCTGTATTCGTTCTACCCAAAATTTAAGATGCCGCATATGTGTATATGACCCGTGTTTAGTTTTTTGACCATCCTGATTATAGAATTGGTAATCTTCAAATACGGTGCCATGTAAAATGCGAATTTCACCACAATCATCATTTGGGCAAAATAATTCTGATGATATGGGAGCGACTATCATTTTTTCACCACATTCGCATATTTCATAATCAGACCTCACTAATTGCTGTTCTACATCTATAGAATCGGCGATTGACAATTCCCGTAATAATTTTTCTATAACTCGTTTTGCATCATCACTAACACTTTTTGAAATTATAATTTGCTCATTAGTCTTTTTTGACTTTCTTCCCTTTGTGGGCCTTTCTTGGCTCATAACGCCCATAATATCACCGCCATGCGCCTGAACATGATTAATAATAGCAGTATATTGTGGAAATATTACCCCTATATTTATTTTTAATTCTCTTGATAATTCGTTAATAGCGGCAATATAATTATTTGTAGTTATGATTTGTATAAATTCCGATTTTGTATTTTTTGTATCCCCGTGTAAGTAATATGACGTTAATGTGCTCATTGTAGATAAGTTATAATCTTCTTTTATGTCATTAAAACGTTTTTGCAATTCATTTATATTGTTAATATCTTCATCATTTTGATTATTGTTTTCTACTAATTTTAACTCATCAATAGAAATTCCTATAATATCTAATTTTTGTAATATTTTAGTATGTGTGGTTTCAATAGTATGAGTCATATTTCATTGTAATATGGTTAAAATTGCCTCTTTTACGCTATAATATAATATATGTTTTAATTATTTAATACGAAGTATTTTTAAGATATACATATGAAAACAAATATTAACTTTATTGAACAATTATAAGTTAGAGAAATCCTTATTACATATTATATAGATAACAAATCTTACTTTCAGGCAACCCTATTAATACGGATTGCTAATAATCATTTCTATATTAGTACTTTATAATACTCATATAACTATTACAATATGGCCGATTTCAAAGACCTGCTTGATGACATTGTTAACAATCCAGACCAGTTAGACAGTCTTTCATTAGAAGAGATTGTGGAAATTCAACGTAAATTAGACCCACTGGGTCATACAGTAACCTCTACGAGGGGAAAAAAGACGTATGCTAACATTTCTATTATCAATTTTAGGGAAGAATACCATAAACGCATGCTTATGACCAGCTTGATTGGTTTTATTTATCGACAACTTGAAGAATATACCCCCATGTATGATGCGGATATTGCACGTACACTTGAAGCCGATCGTAAAAAGCTTTTAGTTAAATATCGTAAAGAAGAAATGGAAGAATCCACAGCTTCACCCGTCTCTGGAGGAAAAGCAGAAGTTGATGATTCTACCCCTAAGTCTACTGCCGATTCTGTTAGCAAATCTGCGGATAATTCTGCACCATTTAAGTCGCCATATGTAGATGATATTAACTTGACTATGGAAGAAAAGAATGTCAAGAATGCGGAAGAGCGGGGTATCATTAAGAAATTTTTAGATAGTATCTTTGAATATAACCCGGACCGCCATGTTCGCGGTGCATTTGGTGCGGTTGACAAAAATCAACCAATGTGGGCCATGGAACTTCGTAAAAAAATGCGTACTAACTTAAGTGATGACGCCGCCGCGGTTGCAGAGGTGGAGCCTTCTGCAGAAGTATTCTACAACTGGAGTAGATATAAAGATAATCACTATGAAGAATTTATTGAGGCAGTAGGCGCGCTATATCTCGACCAACCCGATCTTGAATTTGCGATTAACTTTTATGATTCATTTGATAATGAAGATGATTCATCTGCACATGTTAAGAAAAATAAGGATAATGTTATTGCACCTATTATCACAGTTGAAAATGGCGCATGGACTTATCTTACATCACGCAAAGAAAACCGAGACAAAGTTGATTACGACAATAAGGACACAGAATTACTGCGCCGTATGACAGAAAAGATTAAAGAAGACCAATCTTTAGGTAAGGACATGATGCAAAAGCGCGTTAAATACGAAAAGAAGAAAAATATTTTACGCGAAGGCCCGGATGACGAAAGCTTAAGTAAATACAAGAGTGCGGTTACATCTATTGCGGCACTTGGTGCTAAAGAGGGACTTAGTAAAGACGAACGTGAAGAATTACAAAAGGCATATTTTGATAAAGAAATGGCAGAAGTTCCGGAAGACGCAATTCAGGTTGATGTTTGGGGTCAGGATAGCGATGGTGTTGTAAAACGTAATAAGTTTTATACGCAGGCGGAAGCCCCCGATTATCTTCTTGAAGAACCGCAATCTCAGCAAGACATGAAAATGATTACATCCCGCGACGGTACTAAAAAGACAATTGGTGAACTGAAGGCCTCTACTTCACAATAACCCCCCCACATACACAATAACCCCCCCACACACATACAAGAATATAAAAAGACAATTTGATTGTCGCAATAAAACCAAAACAATTAAATTACATTTTTTGTCTAAATATTTACTGCCTTAATGTATATAGTTTAATATACATCACTAATTATGAATGAACCCCAATTTACATACGCAACTACATGTTTGCGATATATACTTACAACTGTAGGGGCAATTTATGTAATAAAAACTGTTAAAGACTTATTAATTACATATAAACAGGATATACTGTCTAATAATGTTAAGAAAAAAGATTGTAAGTCAAGTAATGAAAGTGCGATTTCTATCACGGGAACTAATGTTATTGTTAATATGAAAAATGGTAGTGATTTAAATGATAATCTTTCTACCCGTGATTTTGAAGGATTTGCGGATGTGATGAATGAAATAAATCCATCAAGTGAACCATCAACTGATGAAGATTTTGCCCCAAATATATTAGATGAAATTGACACCACAGACAACCAACTAGATATGGATGATGTTGTTCTGGCTGACCAAGATGAATGTTCGTTTTATCCCGGTAGTGATATGAATGAACAGAACGACCCAACCGATAAAGATGCTCCAGCTAACGTGCCCGGTCATGTAGGATTAACTGGTTCATTAACAAGCAATACCTTAGCAAATGGACTATTAACCGGTAGTGCTTTATTCGGCATTAACGGCGACCAAAACACTAATTAAAATCATTAAACACTAATTAAAATCATTAAACACTAATTAAAATAACAATACTATTTGTAATAATATGCATTTATACTAAAAAACACACCCTCACACTAATAAATAATACCCGCCCGTATTATGCGACCATACCGGCAGCAATACGACCTTGATGATAGTAATTCACCACACTCACATCATCAGATTTGAAATCGTCAATTGTTAATAAATCATCATTAAACATTTTTTCTATTTTTTCACTAAACATAATTTGCGGATATCCGTAAGGTTTGCGTAATAACTGTTCTTTAATCGCATTTATATGATTTATGTAAATGTGCGCATCTGCGATACTAATTGCAAGTTCACCAGGCACCATATCGCATATTTTAGCAATCATATGTGTTAATGCGGCATAGCTTGCGGCATTAAATGGATGGCCAAGAAATAAATCATTACTGCGCATTGTAAGATGGCAATTAAGTAAATATTTATTAGAGGCGGCTTCCGGCGATTTTTGAACGTTAAATATAAATAATAGATGACACGGCGGAAGCGCCATTTCTTTTAGTTGTTGCGGATTCCACGCACTAACAACATGTCTTCTAGATAGCGGGTTAGTTTTTAGACCTTTAATAAGTTCAGATATCTGGTCAACGAAACCGGCAGAATTAGGTGGGTCGGCGATATTGCATTCTGGCACATATGGTGCATTAAATCGCCGCCATTGATGTCCATATATCGGGCCCAGTTCACCTTCGCGATATTGCGGTAGCCCCGCCAATTCTAAAAATTTAGTAGTAGAATTGGCATCCCAAATGCCCACATTTTTAAGTTTTAAATAATCCGTATTTGTACTACCACGCAAAAACCATAATAGTTCTTCATATACTAAACGAAATGGTACAAATTTAGTTGTGAATAGAGGAATAATATTATTGCCTACTTCATCCCGCAATGGGTATTTAATTAATTCACCAAAAACCGATTGTGTCGGCGTATCTGTGCGATTATCAATTTGGGGTGCAGCAAGAACACGGCGAAGTAGTCCTAAATATTCGGATTCGGAATTATTACTGCGGTAATATAATTTAATCTGTAAATCATATTTTGGATGACGGTATAAAATAACGTTATTATACATATTTGGTGGAATTTGTGGAAATACTACATCACAATCATAAGAATCGGGTAAGTGAGTAATTATAAGTTTACGACATAAAGGATGTACAATGGCTTCTTGATAGATCATACCACCGCCGATTACATAAATATTTTTATAAAATCCCGCAGAAATAGCTAATGCGTCATTGAGGTTGCTTGCTATATAAAAATCATCTAATTGCTTATCGATGCCCGTGTTAGCGTTATTAGCGTTATTATCATTATTGTCATTATTAGCGTTATTAGCGTTATTAGAACCATTAGAACCATTAGAACCATTAGAACCATTAGAACTGTTAGAACTGTTAGAATCATTAGAACCATTAGAACCAATAACTACATTAATTCTATTATCTAAAACTTTACCAATAGATTCATGTGTTTTTCTCCCCATAATAATTACCGAGTTTGCTGTTTTTTTAGCAAACCAACGTAAATCTTCAGGATTATGCCACGGAATTTTGCCGTTTTTACCTATTCCGAATTTTGAATCAACACATGCTATAATTTTAAATGGCAGTAGTTTAACACTTGCTGACATTTTGGGTAATAACGTGTGGGGTGTGCTACCTTAATATTGGTTAGTTTGATACTCTATATCACGGTCTACTTTTTATTTGTAAAATAAACAAGTTCTACTTTTTATCTGTAAAATATTGCAACTCAGACAAAATTTGATCGGGTTGGTAATATATAGAAATGTCAATTTTATATTTAGTTAAAAATTCTATTGAATTATTAATTTTTTCCTTAAGGTCGGTAATAATTTCTTTTTTTGTATCTAACGTGGGTGTGAAAGTATTTGGGACTGCATCTATTATTTTGCAAATACTATTATCTAATTCAATACCATCAATTTGCGTTATATATGTATTTGGCGTTTGAGTATATTTGAATTTCGGCATGGTTTTATTTGCATCAAATCCGATACAAACTATAAATAATTCAGCATTAAACGCGTAAATTAAATCAACGCTTGAAAAATAATCATTTAGTATTGTTGCTAGTGCTTTACTTACTTTACTCTTAGGATTTAACCGTGCGATAAATACACCACCATCTTTTAATTGCGAATTTTGCGTTAACAGCGATAATACTACCCGCGTATTATGAGTATTAAGCACGTTATGTGTAATAATCTTTGATGATTTTATAGAAGCGTGATTGGTATCTATCACAATATTAAATTTCTCATCCGTTGCCGGTTCAGCAGTTAATTTATATTCCCGCAATTCTGCGCTCGCGTTAATAGTTTGTAAAACCCGCTGTGTTGACAATAACTCATCGCCTATTAACCCAACTGTATGTGGGGCGTTTTTAGTAAGATAATCAGATAGACCTGGTGTAGAATTCATTACATTGAGTAATGAATAATAAAATAAAGACGGTGCGGAGTATTTTGCTACACTCCGTAATACTATTTGTTTATCTTTTTTAATTAATGCCTTTGGCGTTACATCGTTAATAATTGAAATATGCGGTATTGGTATATTGCCAAATTCTAAATCAAAAGAATACGAGGGGCTGTATTGTTCATCATTTTGCGTTTCTTGCCTGTTTAGCAGTTCTTCTTTCCAAATATCTTGAATTTGCGTTGCCGGGGTTGTGGTTATAATGATATTCATTATTAATACCAAAATTTACACAATTCAGTATGGTATAAAGAGTAATTACGAATATATAAATAAAAGTATTAATATATACTATAATACCGCTATTTTTTATAAACAAATACGTATATCTTTATACTTGAAAAACACTAACTGAAACAACTATTAAATATGTTTAAACAAAAAATTAACAATTCAAACTATCAACTCCCGCGCGATTTAGTAAAAATAGATTATAGCGATGATTCTGTTATTGTATTTCCGGAATTAATGGAAGAAAAAAAACGCATCAATGACTTCAAATCAGTAATTGATACTCTCAATTACGAAAAATATTCTAAAGTATCATATCGCTCTGAAGTGGTAAGTAGGGAATTTAAACAGCAACTACAAAGTAAATTACCCAAAGGGCCACTTACAATTACTTGGGCTAAACTATATGAAATATACTGCACCTTTCCAGAAATATTCGCGCATGACACCATAGAATATTTCGATCTTTGTGCCGCACCCGGCATATTTATAATTCAAACGCAATTTTATGCAACTAAAATTATGCGCAAAAAAATAAACTGGCACGCTACCACATTAAATCCGTTTGCCACGCGAACAAAAGCCGATAGTGTGGAAGGCAAAACCACAGTTGACCCCGAAAATATGTTTAGGACTCGTCTCGCCGATGACTATGGGCTTATTAAAAAGAATATTGACAAGTGGATTTTCGGCCCGCATAATACCGGCGACATTACCGATACGGAAAATATTCAATCGTATGCTGAGAAATTGAAAGACACGGGTATAAATATCATAACATCCGACTGTGGAGTTGGTCAGGGCAATTTGCCCGTACACTATACCGAACAAGAGGGCTATAATATTGGCGTTGCGTATGGGGCAACTACAGCCGCACTTGCAATTCTCAGCAAAGGTGGCAGTTATATTATGAAAACATTCACTTTGTTTGAATGTTCAACTGTATCGTTATTATATTTACTCGCATGTCTTTTTGAAAACATGTATATCACTAAACCTACGACTAGTAAATCAGATAATCAAGAACTTTATATAGTATGTATTGGATTTAAAGGAATACCGCCCGACACTCTCGCCGACTTATATTTTATAGTAGATAATTTTGACCCGTACCGCGCGTTATTTACAGATATACCCGACGAATTTATTAAGCAAATCGCAGATTTTATGCGAAAATACGACGATAGAGTAATTACCGCAGTTAATAGGATTGTTAAATATTATCATAATTATGATGCAAAAAATATAATTATTGAAAAAGTTAAGTTTGAGAAAGATTGGTTTGATAATTACATACTACCTCCAAAGTAGATTAGTTAGTTTTATAACACACAAAAATACCTTGGAGGTAGGGTATTTAAGAAACACCCGGCATTTATTGATATTTTTTCAACTGCTAAAATAAACATATTTATATATAACCATCATAACAGTATTAATTAAACAACAAACCATTAAATATAAATGCCTACTAAAATGAAAGAAGACCATAACGGTAATTCCGGATTAGACTATAATGATTTATTAATGACCGCGCTCGGCCTGACGGTTGCGTTAAGTTGGAATACTGCGGCTAAAGAGACAATAGATGCAATACATCCTGTTAAAGATAAAAATAATGCATTTATGTATGTGGTATACGCGGTTGTCGTAACGATAATTGCAATTATGATTTTATATACTATTAGTTTTGCTAAAGTATTTGCAGATAATGCAGTATCGCGTTTTGAAGCATATAGATGTAAAAATAAAAAATATAATTACACCACCAAAACCAATATGTTCTATAATACTTCATAGAAATTTGTGCTATAAGTTTTATTTTTCTGCATTATGTAAATAGTTAGCCCCATTATAAGATATCGTACTTATACCATATATAATTGCGCCCGCTCCCCACACCGGATTTATTGCCTGTTCGGTTAGTATTTTATGCCCTAAGTAAATACCGGCGGGGCCAAGTACAAATATATCCAGTAAGCGAACTAATTGATGTTTTGCAATATAACCACATTCTCCTACTTCAGAACTCTGATATAAATTCATAAATGGCGGGCCTGAAATAGCGATAATTATTAATACCGCAATTATTGCTATTATAATTTTCATACTAGCTTGTTTGTATATACTTAGTGTAGTTTTATAAAAAATATATAATATTGTATTTAATGGTCTTTATGCAATTACACAATTATATTATAACCCAACTACACAATTACACAATTATATTATAACCCAACCTGAGTTAGTTATTCATAGAGTCATAAAATTTCTTAACTTTCGCATTAACTTTAATTTTTTCCGGTGCAAATGATTTAATAAACAACCCTTCAATTGTCTTAACGCGCGATAATCCAACATACGTTTGCCCATATTCAAAAATGTTTTTACCAATATCAATTTCCAACATATCCAGTGTAGCACCCTGCACTTTATGAATTGTTACAGCCCATGCTAAAATAAGTGGAACCTGCATAATACCGAATCCGCGAATTGTTTCGCTTGACCATAAATGCGGCCCCATTGTGTGTTTAACGCCGTTATTAAATTTAACAATCGGATAACCCTCATAACTATAATCTTCTACCACACCCACACTTCCGTTGCAAATTCCTAAGTCTAAGTCTACATTTGCAATACACATAACTTGCGCATGCTTTTTAACTCTAACCTTTTCGTCAAATAATGCATTTTTACGTAAATACGCCTCTTCGTCATTTAACTTTTTTTGTGGAATATCGGCGTCGGCTTCGTTCATCACTCTTGCAGTAAATGTTTTAATAGGCTCTTTAATTGCCTGTACGTTATCTCTATTGATGCGGTCTACTGAATGTTTTCGGGGAAATAATTTAACGGGCTGTACCGCACTATCCGTAGTTTCACCAACGCGGGATTGCAATACTTGCTGTGATTTATCATCAAGTTGTCCTATACGAATTTGATTTAATATGTCGACAAAGTCGCCGTTGTTTTGCCTAAAATTAGTTTTGAGTTCTACATGTGTTGTGAAAATATTAGCCCATTCATCCGACTCAAAGCAAAATTTTGATGATCCTTCAACATTACGTTCCGGAACTGGTGGTAGTTGATAAAAATCGCCACTAAAAATAAGTTGTATTCCGCCAAACGGTTTGTCATTTTTGCGTATACTTTTACCAATTGCATTAAGAATATCAAAAAGCCTCATTGACAACATACTAACTTCATCTACAATTAATACATCCGTTCTTAACCACGTATAAACTTTATTGTATTTATTAATCCTATCAATAATTTCATCAACACTACCATTTGCTAATCCAATACCCGCCCATGAATGTAATGTTTTAGCACCGCATTGTAATAAAATTGCCGCACACCCAGTCATAGCACATACTTGTAATGATTTACCGCGCCTTTCTGCATCTTTTTGTATTTCACGGATTATAAATGATTTACCGACACCTCCCGGGCCGGTAATAAACGCGTTTTTGCCTTCTTTATATGCATCGAAAGCCTGTTTTTGTCCGATAGATAATTCTACCATTGTGTAGTTTTTATAGTAGTTGGTATGATTGTTGTGTGATAAACATTTAACTTATTATGTGGATTGCATAAGAATTATAAAAAAACTTATTATGTGGATTGCATAAGAATTTAGATTTTACATTAATCACGGTAAGACATTAGCGATTTTACATTAATCACGGTAAGACATTAATACGCTGCCCCGATATCATATTAGATTGAGGTACACCGCGAAGGTGGGTATCATTAATTCCATAGCATGTTTTGTTATAGACGCCTGCATCTGTAGGGTGAATAGCCCATGTGTTGCAAAACGGTTGGTCGTCTTTGCATTTTTGTTCACATTCATCAGGGCTATCAAATCTACCATAAAGTTTAACTCCAGCGGGTGGTGGGCTTGAAAATGTCATCCCGGAATTGTCTTTTGGTACACCACCCAATCCCCATACCGCGTTAATACCATTATATCTCTTCCATAATGTTGAGCCGGGGTGAGGGTCAGGGCATGAAGGACAATCGGGGCAACTAACTTCATCTGGACACGTAGGACATGAAGGACAATCAGGGCAACTAACCCCATCTGGACATGTAGGACAATCGGGGCAACTAACCCCATCTGGACATGTAGGACAATCGGGGCAACTAACTCCATCTGGACACGTAGGACATATAGGACAGTTATCAGTTGATGAATTTTGTTTACTAGCAGGAGTGGAGAACCGCCACCACACGGCAAGTAATATTACCAACCCCAACACCACCACGGCAATAAGCTCATATAGGAATAAATCAAATGTGTCATATTCCTGATTATCAGAGGACATTATTATAAATTATTTCAACAAATTATTGATGTTATATATTATTAAATTATATTTTATCAAATTATATTTAAAATATTTATATTAGAGATTGCATACATTAATACTATATAAAATTAATAATTTTAACAATAAAAATGCTAACATTAAAACAATCCCCACCTATAACCATTGTTGCCACTCCTGAAATTGCGGCGTGTAGGGCAGCAAACGCAATTATTTGTACCATTAACATGAATGACAATGCGGGCCGCCCTACTAAAATTGGGTTTGCTACCGGAAATACAATGATACCCTTATATAAAGAGTTAGTGGGTGGGTATAAACGCGGTCATGTATCTTTTAAAAATGTTGTGGGTGTAAATTTAGATGAATACACAGTAGACAAAAATCACCCAGATAGTTATCATACTTATATGCAACAACATTTATATAGTCATGTTGATATTAATCCCGAAAATATTTATCTGCCAAATGGGGGTGGTAGTGATATTTCGTTAGCATGTAAAGAGTATGAAACAATATTAGAAGAAGTAGGAGAATTGGATGTGCAATTATTGGGTATTGGTGTAGATGGTCATATTGGATTTAATGAACCGCCCGCAGATAAAAATAGTACTGTTCATATTGAAAAATTAGATGAGTCTACTGTTGCGGTTAACAGCCCGCCATCTAAATATGCAATTACAATGGGTATTGCTAATATTCTTAATTCTAAAACAATTATACTCATCGCCACCGGTGAAGCAAAAGCAGATATACTATGTAAATTATTAGAAACAGAAGCCGATAATCCTCTTATACCCGCAAGTTATATAAAATCACACCCGCATACCACGGTTATTTGCGACTGGGGGGCGGTAAGTAAAGTATCGCTTGTTCGGGATGAAGTTAATAAAATAGTAAAGCGCGGTGCCGTGAATGCAATTTCTGAAGTATTTACCGCGGAAAAACGCATTACTATAACATCACCACACCCCGATGATGACGTCATTGGTGTGGGTGGTGCCATGTCGCGTTATAGCGGTGATTGTAAAATGTCTGTTATATATCAGACAACCGGCAGAAATGCAGTTAGTGAATCGTCATTGCGGCATCATGATGCATTTGTGAAAAGCATTTTTAAAAAGCCCCAGATATCTGAAAAGTTGATTATGATGGGCATTCGCCGCGCAGAAGCAACAATTGCAGCGCAACTTTGCGGGGTCGATGACGTGAATTTTATGGAAATGCCATTTTATCGACGCAAACGACGTGAGAAAAAACCGCCGCATGTTGAAGATAATGATGTTGTTGCTATGGAAAAAATCATAGAGGAAAAAAATCCTGATAATTTAATTATTAATGGTGACGTCGACCCCAATCACACACATGTACATTGCAAAACCGCAATCATGCGCGCACTTAAACGTATTAATAAAGATATAATAGATTTACATACAGCGCCAACTGGTATAGATATGACAAAAACCGCAGATATGGAATCATTAGAAATTGTAGAAGAGTTTGAGAATGATAATGCTGTTGATATTACAACCACTAATACCACCGACACCAACACCACTAATACCACCAACACCACTAACACCACTAACACAAAAATAATAGTGTATGAATATTGTAGTGCATGGGGAGAATTCTCTTTATCCGATGTAGATGTAATTATACCTCTTACTGTGGAACAGTTGCAAATTAAAGAACAGGCAATATTAGCGCATGAATCACAAAATCCTCCAACTGCTCATAACGGCATACCTACACCATTTCATGAACTTGCTTATAATAATGCGAGAGATGCATTATTATTGTTGCAAAAGATGGGTTTTGAATATCCCGATCAGATTGCGGGAATAGAATTATTACGTAAATTAGATTATTAAATAATGAGTTAAAAATTTAGTATTATATTTTTTTTATTTTTTTTTATTATTATTATTATTATTATTATTATATAAATCAGTAGGCAGAAACACAAAAAATAGAAAAAATAAATAAAAATATATTGTTTATTGATTGTCATATAACACTATAACGCTATAATACTATAATACTATAATACTATAATACTATAATACTACAATACTACAACACTACAATGAATGGCCAGGAACTGTTGGTGGTATTAATTGCACTACTCATAGTATATGCTATGTTTTTAATAGTTTCAATTGTTTTAATTGAGAGACAACCTAATGATTGGAAGGGAGGTACTTTGTTAGGTTTAACTACTGCAATTGCAGCCGTAGGCGCTGGTGGTTCATTTATATATTGGAAATCTGGTGATAAATTGGAGATTGAATATAAGCCGGTTGAATATCATGCGAATTGGAGTGAAATGGGATTTGATAAGCTGGATTATGCTAATAAAGACATATGGGACAAACTAGCAGAAAAAATTGATACATTTATACTTTATTATCCGGAATTAGAAACAAAAAAACTGATACCGAATTATAATGATGAAATGGGGTATTATGTGGATGGTAATGAAAACAAAATTCAATCAGCGAAGGAATTTTATCGTGATTGTAATAATGATTATGTAAAGAAAATTATTGTATTGTATGGTATTTATCTAACACTGAATGGTATGGGCGGGAACCATAAGGACAGAAGTGAGAATATATATCCCGGAATAAAACATTTCTTACCTGAGGGAATTTTATACAATTCAATATCTAACTGGAAACTTGATAAAATTAGTACCCAAGAAGATTTTTATAAATATGTTGACTCAAACAGCAAATCGATTTCGAATATCTTTATTATATTGAACAATATACACACTACAAAATATAATAAATTTATGAAATCAGATTTGCAGGATTTCATATCAGGGATAATTAATGATAATAAAGAATTATTTAAAGAATATAAAATATACGATATCCTTGATAAGCACTATAAAGATGTAGAAAAGTTACCGGAGTATAAATGGACCCTAACACCCCCTAAACTTCGTCAGCAGGATGACGGCTCATGACGTTTATCTGGGCATATTTATCAAATATAATATTTTCGATATTATTAAGAAATATTACTTTGATTTCAATAACTATACACAAACTTCTCAAGAAAGTTTATAAAAATGTAAAAAGCGCCCGAGAGTGTAAAAAAGAAATAAACAAGAGGCGGTTCATACATTTACATCATTCCCGTCCTTGTCTTTTACAACATCATTCTGCCAGCCTTCTGGCCTTGGACGAAAGGCATCCGGTATCTCACCGCGCAGATTCCTATAGGTCCCGGGCAACGGACGGTCTGGGGGGGGCTGGAGGGGCGGTGTTAACCGCAGGTTGGACAACCCGCTCACACGCAGCCCCGCAGACCGAACTGGCGGCTTTGTAAGCCGCGTTTGCGGTATTACTCAGCAAATAACTGGTGTAATAAAACCAACCCCCCTCATTCTTGGTGTCAGATGTCGGTTTCTCGGGCTCACCTTCGGGAAACGGGGAATTCATATCTTTTATGGTGTTGAACCCTCGTCTGAATAACATAGTGTTAAACCACTCCCCATATTCCTGGGCACTTAGCTCCAGATCGGTGTTTCCGGCCCGGCTGGCAGCGAAACTGACCCCGTCAGACGCTAGCCCACCGACTCCACCAATTATTACACCAGCCACGGCTTTTGTCCCCCGGGCTGTCTGGTATGACATCTTGTGGAGTGCGTAAGAGTCTTGTGTGGGCCTCTTGATGACCGTGTCTCCCTTCGCACCGTTCAGGATCCGCTCCCCAAAGCTATCCCAGGAATGTCCCGCTTCATCACGGGGACACCGCCTCCTTATGACTTGCTTCGCATGCTCATCATGGGCGTTGAGTTGGTCGGATTGGGATCTCCACTTCCCACTCTTCCGATCATACCATTGAAATTCATTCTCCCGCTCTTGCTCCTGCTTCCCAGTCTCGCTCATGGCAGACACGTAAAGACAAACTATCCTATCTACCTACTAAAGAAGATTGGATAGTACTTAAACAAAATTTTTCAATTTTCTAAAAATAGGCCTAAAACGGCTATAATAGAGTATAATAGTCCTAAAATAGAGTAAAACTATTTTTTGTCTCACATACCCACCTCAATACACTGCGACCTCACAACCATATTAAAACAAACAGTTAATTCTCAAACATACCCACCACAAACATGCACATAATATTAAGAATATTTATGAAAGTAAAAATATATTGTAATTAATTATTTAAAAAATTTTATGTTTCCCTAAGTATCAAATTGCTAATATATTATTTATTTTTTTCCAGAAACATGTATACTATTAATATATAATAGCAAATTTCAAAGTATTGTTTTTGAAATCACAAACAAAAATTTTAACCGAACACAATTGAATTATATTCATTTAACGTTCTAAAGAAAATTCAATGTCAGCTGGAGGTGTTTTCAAGCTGATTGCCAACGATGGCAAGGCCGATCGCATGATTATGGCGACCGAGCTTCTTAACCAGCGTGTGAAGGACATCATGTGCACGCGCGCCAAGCAGGGCCACCCGGATCCCACCCCCACTCTTGTGGATATTGAGCGCACGCACATCCTGTTCGTCAACGCGCACTTCAAGCCTTTCGCGGCCATCGGCTACGAGTACAACCGTGTCGGCGCTCAGCAGGGTACCCCCGGCTACGGGGCTCAAGTGGGGCACTCGATTCCACAGTTCGGTGATTTCTTCCATGATATGGTTGTGCACTTCAAGCTAAGCAAAACTCGTGCTGCCGCATCACCGGCCGGCGTCCCCGCACTTCCGTCCGTGGATGACCATAACGCTAAGGTAACCCCGGGTTATGAGGGTTCCGTGACTGACAACGATGCCGCTGTTTTTGGCGGCGCTATTCCCCTCGACGACAATAATAAGCCAAAGTTGGCTCGTTATGTTGCACCCACACCCGGTGGTGCGGCAGACAAGGTTATTGTTAACGAATACCGTTATGTTGATCTTGCTGGTTATCAATATGAGAAGGGAGCCACTGAGTGGCAAAATCTCCCCACGTCTGCTTCGGCCGATGACCGCGCTATTCGCAACTTTGTCCGATACGCCGAATACCCGGGACAGCGTTTACTCAAGAAGGTCAGCTTTCACGTTAACGGCAATCCGCTTGATGAGTATGACCAAGTCGCCATGATGATGTACGAGAAGTTCCGTGTCACTAAGGATAAGCGAACCGGCTGGAAGCGACTGGTTGGACAAGAACATCCGGTTGAGTGCTACAGCGATTTGGCTAAGCTGAACGGTGGCACCACTCTTTCTCTTGACCACGTTAACACGTGCGGTAGTCTAGATACCATTACCGCCCGTAAAGTTGGTTCGGTTGTTAACGGCCCACAGACGCCGAAGCTTGAGCAACCAGAGCTTGACCTGTGGATTCCGCTCCTCTTCTGGTTCGCCCGCGACCCGCGCCTCTCTATTCCGTCGGTGTCCATTCCGTATGGACAGCGTTTCATTTACATGGACATTGCCGCTCATAACGAGATTCTCTTCACCGCACCGGGAAATCTGTTCCTTGAGTGCAAGACTCTTACGTATAAATCCTCTGACGGAACTGCGGGTGGGATCGACATCGCTGACGATGTTGGCTGTGTTGTCACCAAAACCCCGGTTCTCCTCCCGGACTCTGGCATTCAGTCCCAGGAATTCGTAAAGTCCGAGCTCTACATTAACAACATCTTCGTTAACCCTGAGATTCACGACATATATATTAAGCGTATTGGTTTCACGCTTATCCGAGTCCACCGCATGCAGCAGCAACCGGTACAGGATAACTCGGCCAGCGTACAGCTCACTAACTTCAAGTGGCCGGTTGAGACCATTTATGTTGGCGCTCGGCCGCAAAAGAACATTGCTGCTAGCAACCCCAACCAGTGGCGCGACTGGCATCGTCTCACGAACCTTACCGATCATGTTATCAGCGAGTCCTGCAATGAGTCGTCTCTCGATCTGGCCACGGCCAAGTACGACCCGGATGAGACGGGCTTGCAGAACCTTGCTGACTCTGCACGTATGCTGAACTGCCGTGTTGAGTGTGGACGATGCACCTTCGCCGAGTCGCAGAAGACCATCGATTCTCTTACGGTCACTGCCCACGGTATTTCTATCTTCGCGGAATCGCCGGGGTCGTTCTTTACCGCGTACAAGCCGTGGCAGTATGGTGGACATAACATTGTCACCCCTGAGGATGATGGTGCCCACATGATTAACTTCTGCCTTTATCCCGGCACGTACCAACCGTCTGGTCATGTCAACATTTCGCGTGCGCGTGAATTCTTCGTTGAACACACCTCGAGCTATGCCTCTTCGAGCTCCCCGGTTGATATGCTTTACCTTGGTGTTGCTATTAACTTCCTGCTTATCAGCGATGGTTCGGCGGTCCTCCGATACTCCACGTAAATACTTTTACTTAGAAAATATCAATTATCAAAATATACAAAATATATAAAAAATAAAAAACACGATAGAAACATTTCTATCAAAAAATATTTTTTTATCTGTTTGTTTAAAATTGAAAATCGGTATGATAATCAAATACCCGAGTAAATAAATTATATTACACTCTCTACCAATCCCACATAAATCCACACACTAATAAATATAATTAGTCATGACGCAACCTCAAACACGCAGTATTGCTAAACAGGTCCATTCAAACACCAATGATGAAGACTATAAACTAAGTGGTTCTACTTTGGCGGAAATCACTGAATTGATAATAGAAAGTCTAGCAAAATCGCATTCATTGCATATCACTGGTGTGCGGAATAAAGGGCATAGCCATTGGTTTAGTCTATATGATGGAAAAATAACAGTTTGTATTAAAAAACATACCATGTACACTATGACACACTCGCCACCAAAACAGCAGCGTATAGTAAAAGTTATTATTTATAATGATGGTGCTATAATTGGTTATTATAATACTATCTATTCAGTAGATGATAATATTATTATTGATTCTAAAACTATTGCGGAACAATTTATTGAATCCAACATTCTGAATCTACAAAACATAAATACAATTACAAACACTATTGTTAATACCACATCTACTAATGCTTCAGGGTCGCATTTAGACAAAGTTATATACTTTACTTTAACATTGATTGTGTTTATTACAATGTGGGCTAAATTTAATAATTAACAAAAAAAGTAAATGTTTTATTTTTTATTACATGGAATTTCTTCGTACCCTACAACTACGCCCGCTTCCGTAATATGCATCGCCATCATTACCATCATCACTATCATAACTATAATTAGAATGCACGCAGTCTATATTATACTTTGGCCGTTGTGTAATATGATGAATCCGCGTGTAAATTAGTCTAGAATAATCAGATGAAAATTTATCTACTTTATACGGTGTGTCATTATTTACGTCGCCCATTGCAATATCGGAAGAAACACAAATATCGGTATTATTTGAGGCATCCCCATATCTATCTGCAAATAACATTATTTTTAGACAATAGACGCAGTATAATCCTGTCGTGTTTATCAACGGTTGTGGTAAATAAGATACTGAAATATCATTCACTGTATATTCGCTAATCTCAGTATCACTAAAAATCATCCAATGATGCTCCCACTCTATTTTTACATCTTGTACAATAGGCAACCCAATATAACGCACATCACGATAATCATCATATGCGACTTTACATCTCCCACATACTAAACTAGAATTGCGATGGTGTAATACCGGTTTAACCGTGGTGTTGATTTTTATATTATTAAGCGTTTTTGCCGAATACTGGTCTACATTTAAAATATTTGCGAAATCGGGATTTATCTCCCTTTTATACTCAAAGTCTATTAATGTATTACACAAATTCTGATGTTTTTCAGTTGCTGCGACCAGTTTAAAGCGCGACGGCCAACCGGCTAAATGATAATCGCCCATCAAATCGCGCGATTGTACCATTGAAGCAGATTTGGCATTTGGGCCGGTAATTGCCCGTACACATTTAGTGCAAATAAATTCATTATCCACCCAACCAATAGGTTTGGGTTTATCAAGTTGTTTATCGTACGTATAACGTTTATAGTAGTCATTTTTAGAAATCCATGCATCCATTCTAGATATTATAGTATTATGGCAAACTTTACAATTACCAAATACACACTCACCCGCACGATGAACAAAAGTACACTCTGAAGGTAATAATTGTTTATGTGCCGGACCTATTTCGGGTAATGCAGTAAATACACGGGTATCATAACAATGACATGCCATACACTCCCATGCATTACCCTTACTGCATTTTTCACACCACCATGCAGAATGATCCATACCTAAAACTAATTTAGTTTCACAAATAACATCACAACTATAGCATATGGCATTTAATTGATACGCTACTTCATGTCCACTATCTCTGAGCGTTGTATTGCATGATGCAATTGCGCGGATATCAGTTATGGATAAGTATTGGCAAATTTCATGTAGAATATTATGATGTGATAAGCAGATGTTCATTATTTGGTAATAAATTTCACGTGTATGTGGTTTAATATCTGTCTATGCGGTTATGAGTTTATATCAATTACACGACTATGAGTTTATATCAATAATCGCCCTTTAATAAAATAGAATATAATAATCATTTTTTTACAATACAAAAAATAAAAATTCAATATACGAATTCTAAGACAACGCACTATACAATGACTTAATATCATATCATTATATGTCAATTATATGTCAATTATATGTCAATTATATGTCAATTATATGTCAATTATATGTCAATTATATGTCAATTATATGTCAATTATATGTTCTATTATATGTTCTATTAAATCACTGTAATTTATATCGTGCACTTAATACAAATTATAGTGATTTTTATATTATTGAAGAAGTCAATGCAGTATTGACTTCTTCATATGTTTACGTTACTTTATGATTCTATGATATTAATTATACATTATACTTTGTCTTACATGTCAAATTCATTGAATAATTATATATATTTAGTATTATTATGATTTATTATTATTACTATTACTTATGTAGGTATATTTCTAAGTTAAAATTAAATATAATAAGTGATATAAAACTTAAATTTCGCAATGAATAATCCATCACTTCCACAAGACAATTTAAATAATATGGATGCGGGTGAGGATTTGATAAATAAGATACGTAGCCACTCATCTGCGCATAAAAAAATATATGGTGATAAACATAACGGGTATGCTGAAGACCCAATAACCGGCGTCAGACTAAGGCCAAAAAACATTCATAAAATTAAATGCGGACACCATACAACTAAAAACACATTTAATAAAATGGTACGTAAATCACCTAAAACTTATAGTAAAGATCATAATAGATATGTATTACAATGCGCTGTATGTCGCGATATAATACATATATGTAATTACTAACCTAATTTTATTTAGATAAAAAACTATGTTTATATATAGAATTTTGTATTTTAATACAATTATAAGATGAATATTACCGCGGGTTCTTTACAGAAAAAAGCCAATACAGGGCAAGTACGTGAAGAAATAGATAATATCCTTAAAACATTGGAGGGTATAATTGTTAATGCACATGAACAACGTGCCAGTACGGTTAATCATGAACTACCCACTAATTTTGCAATCTCCAATATGACATTACCGGATGCTCAACGCGTAATTTATAGTAGCGTAATAGAAGAATTAGAAAAAAGACAATTTAATGTTAAAATTAAACTTAATCCCACATCAACATTTATTACAGTTAGTTGGATATCAATGTATGATAAGCAAGAACTAGAACGTATGTCTAAAGTTATCGCTTCTCATTTAACAACAAATCTTAAATAAATTCGCGCATTTTTACCTCTAAATTATATTTTTTAATAACATATAATCAAAAAAATGAATTTTTATACATCAACATATAAATTTATTGATGTATAAAGCTGCGGTTATGGTGGATAGTAACTTTAATATGCGACGTTCACATAGTGATAGCACATTCAATCGCGGTAGTCAACATTATACATATCAGCAACAAAGTACGCGACAGCAAAATACCCAACAGCAAGTACAGCAAAACGCAACACATAATAATTCAGCAGTGAAAACGGAATTATCAATACCCATTTATTTAAACACGCAGATAGGCGGGGGTTCTCATGGAAGTATTTACAAAACTACTATGTTAAACGTGGATGGTGGTGAAATGCAGATTGCAGTCAAATATATCGACCATGCAAATATGTCAACGGGTCGTGTTGAATTAATGGTATTAAAACGTTTATTAAAAATGCCCCATAAAAATATCGTTTCATTTATTGAGGCGCAATATTCACCCACAGATGGGTTATATCTATCTATGGAATTTATTAATGGGGTTGATACATTTACGTTTTTAGACAATAGGCCTGGGTTTAAATTAGATAATGCACAACTTAAACAGTTTGCCCCCCAACTACTTTCTGCGGTATCTCATTTACACTCTGCGGGAATTGCGCATTGTGATATTAAGCCGGAAAATATTATGATTATTGATGGTGCGGACTTCGGTGATTTCGGGACAATATCTATTAAATTAATTGATTTCGGATTAGCGGAAATCGGAGAACCGGGACAAAGTATTCGCACACATCGGGTTAGAGGAAGTCAGCGATATTTTCCACCAGAAATATTTGCTTTATACCAATATGCTAAAAATATTCCTGCAATACGCAAAACGGCGTACAATGAAACATTTGAATCTACGCTTAAAACCGGATTTGATGTAGCGGCCTTAGACGTCTGGGTTGTGGGAATTATGATTTATATTGCAATTATTGGAAGAATGCCCTATAGAAATAAAGATTTTAATAGAGATACACAAAAAGGGTTATTTCCGCCGCTGATTTGGGGTGAACTTTGCGACCATGCATATTGGGAAGTTTGTGTAGATATGTTGGCTATTAATCCACTACACCGCATTACCGCAAATGACGCATTATGTAAAATATCTAATATAAATTTAGAATGATAACACCGACCCACCATGAATATGTAATTTTATTTTTTTTTAAATAGCAGTGATAAAAAATAAAATTACACACGTGAATGTTGAGGAACACACGCTGACATAAAATTATTCGCTATCGGATGGTTTGACCGAGTCATACTTTTTTTGTAATTTTTTAATTTTCTTACTTAGTTGTTTAACCGTAGAATTGCAACTCAATACGATATAAATAACAAATGCAAACATAATTAACATAAGTAAAGTATTAGAATCTATTTCGCCAATACCGCCAACATTATAAGTTCCTGCACCCGATTTCATGCCTTCTTTGTTTGCAGGATTATCTTTATCAGACGCATAGTAGTTAATTACGTTATGCTTAGGACGACATCCCAACGGATCTATTATATCACGCTCTTCACGGTATTGTAAATCCGGGTCATGAAATTTAGGATTCTTACACCACGGGTCAGAAACACCACGTTGCCTCCAGTCCGGCCTTTCATTATTAGAATTGGCGCATCGCAAATCAGCACTAATGTTATATTGTTGTGCGCGGAAAAGGTCTTCGGGTACTCCTAATGACATATCAGGATGATATTCATCATAACCATAATTAACCTCCATTTTTAATTATTTTTAACACACCGCTATATATTATATAGGTTAATGTATTATATAGTAAAAAATTAATTCTATTTAAAAACAAAAACTATATTGGGTATTAGAAAATATAAATATCGTATTGCATTAAGTAGTGTATCAAGTAATACTAGTTGTACAAAATAATAATGAGTACCGAAGACACCAATTGCGAAAATAGTACTAGTATGAATCCTACATTTAAAAAGTCAAATATTTTATTTCTTCGCGGGGTTTATCCAAATCAGTTAGAGACGCTAGAAGAAGAATTTGGCAATCGCTTAATTGAAGAAGCAGGATTGGAAAACAACAGTTATAGCGCATATGCAATGGAAGAAATCACGTACGATAAAATTCCCCCTGTATTCACTAGTATAGAAACATGGCCTAAAACCACAAATATTCACTGTTGGTGTTGTTCAATTGAATTTCCTACCCGCCCTTACTTTATTCCAGAGCGAATTAAAAACCGCAAAGAAGGGGGTGTGGAAATGCTTACACATGGAATATTTTGTTCCGCCAATTGTGCGATTAAATATTTAGATACCGAATATGGACTATTAAATGGTAATTCATCTAATAAATTAGGTAAATGGGACGCGTATCACGGCGTTAAAATTGTCCATAGATTATTTACATCAAAAAGTGTGGAAAAAATAGCACCTAGTCCTCCAAAAATTTTAATGAAACAATACGGTGGGGAATTAACGAAAGCGCAATATCGTGATTTACTTACAAAGTTTGATGAAAATCATACATTAAATAGTTATAAAGTGTCTGATTTTACCTCCTAATATTCATAATATGCCAATCACACACACATTAGATGATTATAAAGTATTTGATTTTGTATCATCACATGGACAACAACTACTACTAAATTTAAGACGGAATACATAATACGTGCATGTTGAAATAATAGTTGCCCAAAACATATACCAAAACGTTTTTCCAATGGGTTGGGGTTCTTCTAAAACAAAATGAAACCATATAGTGGTGTACATAAAAATAACTATTGTAGATAATATTCTATATAAAACCGCTTCTGCCCACAAATTCATAATTATTATGTTATCGCGATTATAATTAACTATTACAGATACAATATATTTTACCGTTAAGTACTAACTTATTTTGTTTAGTATATATCATAATATAAAAGTTATACAATAGTGAAGTAAATAATACATTATCGATGTCTGGGCCACAACAAAATGCGATTAATTATAATAAATTAATAATTGGAGCTATTATCCTTAGTATTTTTATATTTATTGCTATAATTAGCAATAGTGGTGATAGCGATAATGGTAGTAGTAATGGCAGTGGTAGCGGTAATGGTAGTGGTAACGGAAGCAGTGGTAGTGGTGAAATTCTTGAAAATCCTCACCCTGAGCGTACTGGTGGAGAATTACCTTCCACCCCACCGGAAACAGGCTCTAGTACCGGAGGTTCATGCCCACATCCCGGTATGATTGAAGATGACTCCGGTACTTGCGTATGTGGTGGCGGTTTTGAAGCGGACCCAACAGACCCCGGAATGTGTGTATGTAAAAGCGGTTTACAATTAGACCCCGGCGACAGTTCTCGCTGTATACAATCCGGTGGCGGTGTTGGCGGCGGCGAGGTCACTACATATATTAATCAATGCCCCCCATATCATGTTTTAAACGATGATAAAACACAATGTATACCTGTGGGGCTTTCTAATCAAACTACTGCGGAATCAGAAGTTCCCACAGTATATGGGTATCAAGGATTTGCATATAATGGCCCTTATGACGACCAAGTACACTTGGCTAATGTAAACCAAGCTCCTAGCCTTCTTAGTTGCATGACAGAACTTCATCAAGCGCATAAAAATGTAAATTACGGCCCTAGATGGAATATAGGATATTATGGGGCGGGCGATAACCCCGATCTCGGTTGTAAAATGTATATGGCTCCTAATTTTGTTGACATGCAAACCTCATGTGATATGGGTTCGTGCGGTGCGCAATATCAAGATAGTACGTATATGATTACCACAGAACCGCAAAAATATTCCAATGGCGCATTTTTAACACCAACATGGGTTATATATCCGGATGGAACTACCGCACAATCCCCTAATCTTAATGCGTAATTTTAAATATGACACAAAAATATTTTTTTGTTTATAAGTGTTAATATAAAAAATGAATATAATAAGAACAATGAATACAATAGACGTAATTGTTTGTATTGTTTTATTTATTATTTGTGTTGTGTTAGCGGTATTGATTGCAAATACACACACATACTCGCATACTATGTCTCGCGGGGGATACGTAGGCGGGTTTAAAAATAAACCACAGCAGCAAAAAACACTTTCAGTTAGCGACCCTCGCGATGTAGAAAAAAACTTATTATATAGTCCTATAACCCATAACATTGTAAATTACACTACTAAAAATAATAAATATGTATTACCAAATACTGGCAAGCAAATCACCACAGTATTGCAAAACGGCGGCGCATTAGCATTAGGTAATTTAATTGAAGTACTTTCTAAAAGAACAAATAATATAACCGGCTTACTATCATTATTGGGAAAGGCTGGTGAATTAAATGATAGCGAAGTATATGAATTTTTGTCAGACATAAACCCCACAGGTGTTGATGTTTCCGCGGATATGAAACGCGGTGAATCAATGGCCAGGCATTATTACATGCATACTAAACATTCTATAGGGTCGCTACCTTCACAGCCAAAATACTTAGACCTGGGGGGTAAAGAAGGCGGTATAACACTTGCATTTGCCAAACATATTAATGCACGCGGCATACACGTAGTTGAGGTTGACAAATATGACACCCCCGGCATTAATTACCATATCGTGAGTGAAGAAGGCAAAGGCGACTATAAGCTACCATATGATGATGATAGTTTTGATGTTATTAGCGCGTTTATGGTATTACATCATGTGAAAAACCTACCTTCTATGATTAGTGAAGTATTACGCGTCCTTAAACCGGCGGGTAAATTAGTAATAGCCGACCATGATTGCTGGGATGCATTTGACGCTATGTTAATTGACATTGAACACTTAATTTATATGGTAGGAAAAGAGGGTTTTAATGTTAAAAAAGATGAATGGTATATGCGATATTTTAACCGCGGCCAACTTACGCAATTATTATCCCCGCTTAAATTAAATGGCGGTGGTTATGTTAGCGGCGCTAAACCAGAAACAGCGGCAAATCGTAAATTTTGGAGTGTATATAGTATACGTGCAAATAGATAATGCGGCCGGTGGGGTGAAAGATAATGTAAAATTATTTTTTTACAAAAAATGTTTATGGGGTAATGATATATTTATCTAGCCAATTTTGAAAGTTCAATTCATCCTCTTCTGTAATTTCTATTTTATTAAAAATGAGCGGATATTGCAATTTTAGCATTTCCTCAAATAGCGCTTGATTTACTTCATCGCAAATAATATTATTGGCGTTAGTTTCATCTACTTCTTCATCTATCAGTAATTCGGGGTGGTCAAATATAATTTTGTGCAAATAGCGAATAACCGAAACCGTTACAGAATCGTGCAACGACCCTAGTATTTTAACTACGCCTTTCATAAATACATTTATACGCACAAGTTTATCAGGCCGCCCCGGTAATGGGGTAGAGAATTGTACAGATAAACGTGTATCCTGCCTTGTGTAATCAACACTTAGATATTTAATTTCTAATGTATCATCACGACCAATAAACTGATCATCATAATCATGAGCCCAATGTATAACTCTATCATCTATCCATTCTTCATTAAGAACGCCACTTAACCCAAACAAATCAATTAACTGAGTATCCGCCTTTATTAAATCAAACCGGTAATTTTTCATTGAAGGGGCAAACTTCACTAATTCAATTTGCGGTTCATTTACGGGTTTAAGTTTTGCATTTAACATATTAATTATACCCATCAGTTTATCGTAAATATCTGAATATAGCGAAGGCTTAGCGCCCGGTAATTGAATTTCACCATTGCGGAAGATTTTAAATTGATATTTTTTATTATCATGTATAGATTTAGTAATAAATGTGATTTGCGAATTCATACATTTACCCGAACCCTGTACAGCACGTACTTTTCTGGTCTTTTCTTTTTTTTTCCTACCGCGGGTAGTGGTTTTATTTACTTTTTTGGGTTCATCATATTCAGGCGGCTTACAACCAAAATTTGATTTAATACATATAATATCACCGGACGGCTCTAATAATTGAGTTAAACCGGATTCATGATAATTAAAATGACGAATCCGTGCGGCTATTGTAATCATGGTGGATTGTATATCGCGAAATATGGTCATATCTCGAGCGTGAATTAATACATCATCTTGTTTTTCCGGACGTTGAATAATATCTAATTCATCTAAATTTTTATCTAATTCTCTCAGTTCAACCGGAAATTGCTCTGCAGGTTCAATTAAAACATTTTCTTCCTTTTGAATATCCTCGTCGGATGAAGATAAATCAGTATCTAAATAATTGGTTAATAAGTCAGATACAGCCATAATTATTTCACTTTATAGTATTTCTTTAATTGAGAATTTCAAATTTTTTATATTTAATATTGTTATGATGGTGGTTTAATATTGTTATATCGGCGGTTTAATGTTGTGTGTTATTGTATTACATATCCTCAATATCGCGAATATTATTCATTGCACTACTCATTTGGTCATCAGAATATAATGTTTGACTACCAAACTGCTGACGTCGCATTTTACTATGTAAAAACATACTGGGTACAAGCTCAAGCGCAATACGCGTCGTGGACCCAATATTATAATCTTGCATAACCCCGGATACTAAATTAGAAGTATCATACCGCATTCTACGGAGTTTCACATTAACTGTGTTGTGCCACCCGGTTAAGTCCGGGCTGTATCTATTAAACCAAACGCGCTTACCATCAAATATTTCTTCAAGAGCATGTGCGCCAAACATTACGAATTCTTCCGCAAACGAACAATAGCGATTACGGTCATTCTTAAGACGCAGTAATTTATGAATACTATGAACCTCATCTAATGGTGAATGTTCATTAACGTCAGGAATACGCGTTAAATCGGCACCCTCATCCTCAAGAGTAATTCGCAACATATCAATTTGTTCGAGTAATTGCGATTTAGTATCTTCTTCCTTTTCTTTTTCTATTGAAAATGTCTCTGTTGCGTCCGAACCCCGCATATTACCAATAACTGAAGAAATATGAGACTGCCGTTCTTGTTCGTGTGTGCGTTGTTGTAGTTCTGTCGAATACATATTTGAAGTATTACCACCGCCGTTGCTATTGAATGATGGGCTACCACCACTAAAAGACGAATTATATGAACTGCCAAATGATGAACCAGCACTTCTGGGTTGCGACCCGCCTAATGGGGTTTCGCTGTATAATCTAGAACCGTTAAATGATGCATTATAACTCCCGTCATCATCGTCATCGTCGTCATCATCGTCATCATCATCATCGTCATCGTCATCGTCATCGTCATCATCTTTACCCCCACTAAATGGACTAAAAGAACTTGCGTATGAAGACTGTGATGGTCGCGGTTGATTAGATATGCTACTTAATGAACCATTAAATATACTATCTGACGGACTACTTGACCCATCACTTATTGATTCACTAATTCCATTTTTTCCCGTATTACTGTCATTCACATCATCAAATGAAATATTTAAATCTTGTGCGAATTTTTTTAATTCATCGTTAAATGCTTCTTCGGGGTCCTGTGAAGGTTTGGTAATTAATCCTCCGGTTAGCATATTTTTTTCGAGTTCTGCAAAATTTACATCAGATTTAACATTTTGTGGATTTACTACCTTACTAATACCGGTTAAAATATTGGGATCATCCATCTTTTATTAATGTTTAGATACGTGTTATGTTCAATAATATTAATTAATAAAGTATATAAATGGATACTCCTATTTCTAATTAGAATAACTACATATACTTTATTAATAAAAACAAACATAAAGTACCCGAGATGAAAATTCTAAGCTATGATTGTGCAAATAAATCATTAGGATATACTTTATTTACAGTATGTGTGGATGATATTGCGCAAAAGTATTTGCCAATTGGTAAACCTTCACCTGAAAAAATTCATGACATGATTAGGAAAGACGTCGGAGGATTGAAAAATTTAATCACCATCGAATCATGTGGCGTCATTAATTTATTTGAGGAAATGGTAAAAAATACTAACATTATTTATCGTACTAAAAAGTTAAGAGATGCATTAGATGCCGCGGGTTTCGGTCAGATGAATGATATTGATGCGGTAGTTGTTGAATACCAATACACACCGGGCTCCCCCAGTAGAGAGGTTAGCGATATGTTATTGATGTACTATAGTAATTTTAATATTAATTTATTCTTTCCATCCGCCCGGAAAAAAGTTCATTTTAGCGACGATATTTCATATGCCGAATTTAGTGTAAAATATAAGAAATCGTATGATGCGAATAAAGCACATTCAATCGCAAATTGTAACTATTTGGCCGGCGTTTTAGAATTAACCGAATTTCAAACATGTATGAGTGAATTGCCCACGTCAAATCGCGATGATTTAGCCGAAAGTTTACTAAATGCATGGGTATGGTTGATTAAAAATGCGGTCTGTGTTAATATGCAATTGCTACATGTTGCAAGAGTTAATAGTGAGCGTGAAGCCAAGTTATTGGCAAAGGAGGAGGCGCGTGAAGCCAAGTTATTGGCAAAGGGCGAAGCACGTGAAGCCAAGTTATTGGCAAAGGGCGAAGCACGTGAAGCCAAGTTATTGGCAAAGGGCGAAGCACGTGAAGCCAAGTTATTGGCAAAGCAAAAAATATAACTATTGAATATTAATTACTAAATTTATACATTGCTTATTTAAATAACGTCCTGCTTAATTAGAACATCAGCAACCATATATAACATTACTAAAATAACACCTTGTATCACAACACCATAACTAGTGGGCGACTTAAAATCATACGCATTATCAATCTTCTCTAACACGCGAACCATAAATACATCAGAATTAACCAATAGAAATAGTAAAAACAATATAAATATTAATTTATAGTTAAAACTACATATCATATCCTTTGCCATTCCAGCAAAGTCATCTGGGCGATTTTTTTTAGAAATAGTAATTGGAGTTGAATCCGACATTATTATATCTTATTATTATATCTTATTATTATATATTTATATATAAGTATATAAAATGTTATAGCGTTATAACGTTATATTATACTATCACAATAATAAATATTTATATATCAAAATCACGCTATAACATTATATCAAAATCACGCTATAACACAACACACTACATCAAAATCACAACACACTACATCAATGACCGATATATATGCAATTTTAGATAATATACAGCATGCGTATTCTACCGGTGTGCCATCTGAAATATTTCAATGTATCATACAACAATTTACAGATTATACTAAAAGTCAAATAGGATTTTTGGCTACATCATGTGAAATTAATGGAAGTCCGCGATTAAGACTTAGGGCATGGGTTGGTGTGGAATTAAACGATGAGATTGACTGTAAGATAAAAGAAGTTCTACCGGCACCCGAATTAAATGATTCTACATCATCCAATCTTACATATAATTCTGAAGATGAAGAGCAGTATTTTCATGAGCAAAATTCATTAATTAAAAAAATATTTAAAACCAAACACTATGTTATCGATAACCATATTTCTATTGAAGACCAAAACATACCAAGTGGTCACCCGCAAGTGGTACGTTTTATGGGATTACCTCTAAAAATTAGAGATCGCGTGGTAGGCATTATAGGTTTGGGAAATCGCACAAAACGCTATCGTTCTAAAATGACACAAGAACTGTCTTCGGTATTAGTTTATAGTGCTATCACGGTGGGTTGTATATTGCGAGAACGTAAGTTTTTAAATGTCAAATCTAAATATAAACAATTGCGTGATGTACAAAAATTATCTACAGCCCGTTATCGTGCAGTTGTTGATAATGCAATTGATGCCATTATTATTATGGATAGTAGTGGTGTGATAGAGCACTTTAATGAATCTGCTGCGCGTTTATTTGGTTGGGCTCCCGGTGAATTAGTGGGGCAAAATATTACCACGCTAATGCCCATTCAATACGCAAAACAGCATGCGGAATTACTGGAAAACACGCAAGACATGTTAAAATGCACTACTGAGGCACATGGTTCGCGTCGTTCGCAGATGATAAGGAAAGATAAAACCGATATTTTTGTAGATGTAAGTATTTTTAACATAGATGACGCATCATATGGTGCAATTATTCGCGACGCGGAAGACGCGATAAAACGCGAAAAAGAAGTGCAACGCGGCGCTGAAGAAAAAAGCAGGTTTCTCGCAAACATGTCTCATGAAATTCGCACACCGCTTAACGGGATTTTGGGTATGACGACATTATTATCTAAAACAACACTAAACACAGCACAAAGCGAATATTTATCTATTATTAAACAATCAGGTGAAAATTTAATGATTATTATCAATGATATTTTAGATATGAGTAAATTAGAGGCCAATAAGTTATCTATAAATATTGAGCCAATATCTATACAAAGTTGCGTTGAAAATGTATTTGATATATTATCATCACGGGCGGAGGAGAAGAAATTAGAATTTAATTATCAACTTGATAGTAATATTCCCGAGTCATTACTTGGCGATCAGCACCGCATAACGCAAATTTTGATTAATCTACTTACAAATGCAATTAAATTTACAGAAAAAGGCAGCGTGAAACTTAATGTGGGGGTGAAAGATATTGAGCAAAATAATCAGAATGAATCGCGGATTTTCACATTTGTGTTTTCAATTATTGATACCGGTATTGGTATATCCAAAGAATCACAAAATAAATTATTTCAGCCATTCACGCAGGTTGACCAAACAAATACGCGGGTTTATCAAGGCAGTGGTTTAGGATTAGCAATTTCTAAGCAGTTAGCGAAATTAATGCAAGGGGATGTGTGGATTCATAAAAGTAAAGAAAAGGCGGGTACTACTTTTAAGTTCTCCATTCAATTAACAGAAAACACGCATTTTATATCTGAAAAATCACTTTCACGACTTAAGGGTAAAAAAATATTAGTGGTGGACGATAATCAAACAAATATATTATGGCTGTGTGGAGTTTTAATATCGTGGGGTATGGAACCGATATCTTGCACTTCAGCTGAAGTGGCAATGATTTATATACGAAATAATTATCAGTTTGATTTAGGATTGATAGATATTTGCATGCCTAAAACAGGAGGGATGGAGTTGGCCGCTAAAATACACGATGAGCAAGACATTCCGCTTATTGCCGTTAGTTCTATCAGTGTGTTGGATGTGGATTTAACTCATTTTAAAAATATAATTGCTAAGCCGGTTGGCGAACAAAAATTATATAAAGTAATAATGGATGTGCTTTCTGATACCTCGGGTGATTTAGAACAAAAAAATATAAGTAGCCCAACAATCAGACAGCATAATGAGACCAGCCCTAATGGTAAAATTAATATATTGGTTGCCGAAGATAATGATGCAAATCAAAAAGTCATTTCGGGTATGCTACAATATTTAGGTTATAAAAATATTACTATTGTTAACAATGGGGAGTGTGTGGTATCTCAGGCACTATCTACACGATACGATGTAATATTGATGGATATTAAAATGCCAATTATGAACGGATATGAAGCCGCCAAAATAATAAATAAAAAATTAACACCTAGACCCCCTATAATCGCGCTTACCGCTAACGCTATGAAAGGCGCAAGAGAGGATTATTTATATAAAGGGTATATGGATGAATATATAACAAAGCCAATAGATATTAATGAATTAAGTAAAAAAATTGGACAAATTGTTGGTTAGTCCATTGTGTAAAACCCGCCATATAGTATAACCACAAAACCTACCGCATAGTATACCGCGCAAGTTCATATTGTATTTTTTTATCAATCTTAGGCGAGCGCAGTGTTGTTCCACGGGTTATTGTACGACGCCCCATTTCTTCGTCCATCATGGTATCGGAACTAAAATCCGCACTACTACACTCATTTAATGCCGCGCGGTCATCTCTAGAATTATTACTGCCGTTAGGTGATTCTTTTTTAATATCTATCTGCTTAAGGTCGCCCGGATGCATAAATTTAATATTTCTAAACTTAACTAAATATTCCTCCCGTATATTATCATCCATACCCGGACTGCTAAGCAACAATGTGTCAAATTTTTCGGTTATCCAATTAATGTAGTCTTTGGCGTTTTCACGGTCTCTGCGATATAACGCTAACTGTCTTTGCACACTGTGATATACTTCTGAATATTTGGAACCGGCTAGGCGGTGCGCCGATGCACGTTCTGGGTATTTGCGATTTTGATGAATTGCGCGCACAACCGCAGTCATATAAATAATAATACCCGTTACGAGCGTAACCAATGATAAGTCTTGACAATCATTCAATGTAGTAAATACACTTGTACCGGTAAGAATACTAAGAATAATTTCAACATTAGAGTATCGTGTATCCCAGTCGGTTAAATATGATGCATTACGGTTATGCATCCACACATAGCCCTGTGCTTTTTCACCGATTTCGGCGGCGATAATTTCAGTTTCTGTACTCCACGAATTATTATTTTCTATTTTTTGGGATTTAATATTTAGTTGTTTTTCTTTTTCAGAAAGTAATTTTTGAAATCGCAAATCCGCATATGCGGGACTCCTATGC